ATTATCAAATCAGGAATTTATCAAAAACCACGATTGAGAGGTAAGTCTCTCGTTGATTTATTTGGGCTTTCTACTAGAAAGTCTTCTTTGGAGAATTTAGAGTTGTTTACCGCTCAGATTAAACCTCTTATTCAGAGTGGTAAGCTTGGAGGTAAAGTAGTCAATTTCCCTAATATGACAAGTTATTTCCACCCAACACACCTCAGAGAAGTTTACGAATACTTGCGGTATCTCATTATGGAACGCGCAGTCACAGTTGACTTTTCAGTTTACGATGGTACTTTGATTAACTTAGTTGGAGAAAGTATTTTACGAGGTTCAGTTTCAGATGACCAAGTTCGTATTCAACTTGAACTTGAAGATGGTGGGAGACGAGAATTGCGCTTTGACGAGCAAGGTCGTATCCATAATTGGCCAGTTGCTTATTTTGAACCTAGCGCTCCATTTGATTTAGGTTTGTGAGGTTAAATTTATGCTTAATATTTATTCAGAAATTAGTCAAAAGAATAAACTTAAAGGTAAGTCTTTAGTTGATTTAGGAGGTTTGTCTGTAAGTGCAATCTCTAGTGAGAACTTAGATAGATATTGGATTGCAGTGAAACAGATTGCTCTTTCAAATCGTACAGAAATCAATTTCCCTAAACCAGAAGCGTATTTCCACCCAGAACATTTGGGTATTGTCTACAAGTCTTTGTTGGGTTTGGTTTTGGAAGGTTACACAGTTGAAGTTTCGACTTACTCTTCTAGCTTTTTGAACTGGGTAGGGGAAAAGATTGAATATCAAGAGATTGATCCGACTGAGGTTTCTGTTCAAGTTGAACACTCTGGTGTTTCCGTGCTATATTTGAAGTATAACTCAGATGGTGTGATAGAGGGTTTTCCGATTGGGTATTTTTCGCCTAGAAATTAGGAATTATGTTAGAAGAAGTTAAACAATTTATCAAAAGGGAATTAAGTTATACAGAACTTAAGGAAACGGCTGACGGTTTAGAACTAGTTTTCAACCGAGGTGCTAATGAATTTATCCTTACTTTGGTAAAAGATGGGGAAGTAATTGAGGTTGTTGAAACTTATACCGCTAACGAACTAGTAAGTAGTATCTCCAAAACGCACAAGTTCAAATCTTTTGCTTATTTGAAGAACTTTTTACGTTTGTTCGATTTAAGCTCAAGAGGTTGAGTATGTCTGAATTAACAACTATAATCCAAGAAATTTTTGACGAACCATACTTCCAAAGTCAAGGTTCGCTTTGTGATTTTACCTTAAGACGAGGTTTCAATACGCACCATATACGCATTATTTCAAGAGAGTGGGAATATAAAGTAATTGAAGTCTTGCGTAAGAGTGATAAAATTGGCGAAGTTAAACGCACCAATTACTTCAAAGACTTAACAGAATTGGATTTACACTTGAGCAATATTAGAAAAGGGTATCCTCGATTTGAGTTTATTCCTCACTTTTAAGCTTAATTATTTAGAAAAGAAAGAAGTCCAATGTTTGATTTATTTAAAACTTTAAAGTCTAAGTCCACTTTATCTGAAATGAACCCTAAACGGTCATATAGTAAAGCAGAATTAGATACTTTAGCTTTACTTATTAAGAATAACTCAGTGCGACAGAGTGCCTTTGAGAGTGCCTATGAAGAAGTTGAAAGCAAGTTAGAATCACCTAACTTAGCTCAACAAAACGCTCAAAAACAAATTGAAAAATCAGACAAACTCTTAGATTTAACTTCAGAGACAGAAGAGGTAGTTGAAAAGATAGTGGAGGAGTTGGTCTCTCAGACTGTAATTTGGGATTCCGAAGTAGGGGATGTACTAGCTTTACCTAACCCTATTCAACATTATGGGAAAGAAGTAGCACCGAAGTTAGAAAAACAACTTGGAGTACAGTTCACAGGGTTTCTCGCAAAGCAAGATGTTCCCGAACCTAGTGGTAAAACCTTACTAAGTCTTTACAAACGCTACATTGAAACTGGAAACATGCACCTTTATCACACGTTTCGCCAAGGTTTAGACATTTTGGATATTGATGAGGTGCTTTATCGCTTATTGCACTTAGATCCAAATGCCATGTCAAATTGGTTACTTCCAATTAAGGAAGTTGTAGATAAAACAGGATTTTTCAAAATTCCTAAAACTCGCATTATCAAAGTGCCTCTAACCTTGTTGCAAAGCACACGTGTCTATGAGTTTCAAGATTTAAACCCTTTAAGTTTGGAGATTATTAACCGTTTTGCTATGAAAGTTTTTGATTTAGACTTGGAGAAAAACTACTTCATAAAAACAGGTACGTTTTCATCTAAGTTTGACTTTAGAAACGCCAAAGTTACAAAAGGTCAAGAAGTTTCAGATCTAGGCTCTTACTTTGGTATATCCAGCATCAAGCCAATCAAATGGCTTCGCCTTTAAACAATAAGGTTATTTATGGGGTATCCTCAAACAACGAGTGGGTCGTCCGTGAATTTATTGATGATAAGGAAAACAATCCCACAATCTATAACGGTTTGCCTTTGCACACAGAATATCGAGTCTTTGTAGATTTTGATAAAGAAGAAATAATTGGTATTTCTCCATATTGGCACCCAGAAGTTATGAAGGAGAATTTCCTTGATATTGGAGTTTCTGCTCCTATACAAAAGAACCACGATTACATCAACTATATCAACCATGAAGAAACTTTGATGAAGCGCTACGAGGAGAACAAAAGTTTAGTGATATCCGAAGTTTCAAAACTACTCAAAGATTGTAACTTGAAGGGTCAGTGGTCTATTGACATTATGCAAAACGGAAATGATTTTTGGTTGATTGATATGGCTCGCGCTTCTGAGTCTGCTTTGTCAGAGTGTGTGCCAAAAGAAAAATTAAAACAGGCGCCTTTACCTTTTATGGTTGAAGGTGAGTTGCTTGAATTAGGAGACTAAATATGTTACATAGAATCGAGATTTATAGGGAGCCTTGCACTCTCAACAAAGATAATGACTCAGATTTCACATTGAAATTACTACAAACAATCGAAAGCGAATACTTATCGGTAGCAGTAGATTTCGGTATCAACTTCATGCGCTCAGAGTTTGAGTTTGCAGATTTGAGTGCTGATGATTTAAACGTAGGCAATTTTATTTGTTCTGACCCAAGCGGTTTGGATAATTCTGTAAAAGAAGACGCTTTGAAATCGCTTTATCAATACTTGGTGGGAGACTTGTATTCTTTTATCCCAATTACTTTCTACGACAAACGAGTTTGGTCGAAAGTTACTTACATTGTCAAATATGAAGAGTTAGACTCGCAGGAAGTAGGTAACTAACTGTGGTTTCCAAAGAAAGAAAATTTCTAAAAATGGTTGACCTATATACTCAAGTAGTAGAGTCAGGCTTAACTTGGGGCTTTTCCGACTATGAGGAAGTTGCTGAACATAAGCGGTTGACAGGTTTATTTGCAACTTAAATTAGTCGCCAAAAATGATAAGTACGAACAACGTCACACTGCAGACTTAAAAGCGCAGAGTAAAGAATTTGGCTATGTCCAACCAAGTAACGGAGTTCCTATTTTCAATGATGAGGTTGTGGATTTGGATAATACTTACAAATATGTAAGAACAGGCACTCCAATTAGAGAACCAAATAGAAGGAGAAGTTACTGGTGAACTTAGAACAGAGAAAACAAATTGAAACAAGAGTAGAACAATTAAATGTGAAACTAACCGAACTCGGTATCCCTCAACTTTCGTTCCATTTTGACATTGAGGGTGAAGTGGTTCAGTTACTTTACAAATTGAGTTCCTGTAACTTCTATGAGTGGATAGGTTCCGTTGTAGACTCCACATCGTCTGAGATTTTGGATTGGTTGAAAGTTCAAGAGAGTCAGCTTTACTTGTACAAGCAGTTAATTTCTTACTTTGGAGATGGTTTTGCTCACGCAATTATTCCAAATGACTCTACGGTAACTTTGACTTTAAGTCACTTGACTTATGTTTTCAGTTACGATAGAGAGCATTTAGTTATTTTTGCTTACAAGAATTACATTGGCAAAGACTTAGCTAAGTCAGGTTCTAAATTGGGTGAATTGAAGTTAGAGAGACTTGGAATGCCCCATAGCCAAGAGCCTTTAGGTACTAAGGTTTCTATGACTAGAGTTTGTCCTGAGACGGAAGTAGTGAAGCATTTAGATTATATTATTAGCACGTTTAAGCAGTTTGAAGAGATGTTTGTATATCAAACGGCACAAATTACAGATAATTAGAGGTAAATTGTGAAGATTACAATTCCAAAATAAAGAAAGAGAGATGGGTATCCTCTCTTTTTGTTTGACAAAATAAATCAATTTTGATATAATAGAGAAAATAGAAATTGAGGTAGTAACTATGAGTAGTATTGCAAAAGTTGTTGAAACGTTCAATGATGGTCAGTGGGTCACACTGTTACTTTATAACGAAATTACTAAAATGGGGTTTTACTACACCTTCGCAACTTCCGACTTAGTTTACAAATGGTCTGAGATTTTGAAAGACTTACGTGAGTTAGATACCTCTAATCATCCAAAATCTGCAACTGTCATTAGTCGTCCGTTTGACACTGTTGATGAACTAATTAGTTATTTTGAAGATAACTTGTTATAGTGAGGTGTAGGTATGGAAGTTAAAGAAAACACAAAACTAATCACATTTAGAGAGTCGTATCGTGGAGAGACTTATGTTGCTTTTGCAGAAGACAAGACTGAAGTGTATGTATTTAAAAAGTTTTTGAATTGGGTTTCTTGGTATTCTCACTCATTTTCTAACTATTTTTATGTTTTAAATAAAGATAACCTAACTAAAATTGTAAGTGATTTTGAAACGTTTCTGTCTTTAAGTGACTCTTTTAAATATTGTGAGTACGGCTCTGAAGAAGCTGACTTACAAGTAGTAGCTCAATTTTATAGGGAAGACGGTCGCCTACCTACTAACTTGCATAGAGGTAGCAGAAGTCGTTCAATTACTGTAGATTTTGAAGTAACCATTCCGTCCTTACAAGATGGTAACATTCTACACGAAGATTTAGCACATCGATACTATACTGTGGTTATTACAAACTTAGAAGATGTACGGTACTTAGAAGATTACTAAAGAGAGGTATATCCTCTCTTTTCGCTTGACTTAATTAAATAATTTTGATATAATAGAGAAAATTAGAAAAGGAGACAAATGTTATGAAACCAACATTATTAGATTTTAACAAATTGGAGTCTATGGTAATTCGTGGAGATTATCAAGGGTTTAAAGGTCATGGGGCAAAAGGTAAGGGTTATTTGCAACCTATACACAATGGACAACGTAACCGTAAAGCATTGTTCAATGATTTAAGAAAAGTTTTCGCTCGCGAATTGGGTATCTATTCTGAGTCTGACCTTTCACCTCGTCAAAAAGAATACATCAATCGTATTTTGAACTTGAAGTTGAATGAAACAAATCAGTTGAAGTTAGAGAGTTCTAAGACTCGTCAATTAGCTTTTGTAAGAGCAGTAAGAGATTATGTATCGCAAGGGAAGTATTTTTATTTCATGTTTGGACAAGAATTGACGCTTATGCAATTAAAGAAGGAGATTTGAGATGTCTAATCTATCTAAATTTCGACCAAATAAAGAAAATCAAGGTGTTGATATTAAGACAGTTCGGTGTGACACATATTCCTCTAGCTTTGAAAGTTTGTACAATACTTACACAACATACTGTGAGGAACATCCTAACGGTTCTTGGTCCCCAGAGTTTCAACGTGGGTTGGTTTGGACACAAGAACAGAAAGAACAGTTGATTTTATCTATGCTCAATGGTTTGCCTATTGGTGCGTTTTACCTAAACGATTGGTGGTTTGACGAGGATGAAAAGCGTGCTAAAATGGATCACGTTTTATTTGATGGTCAACAACGATTTACTGCAATTTTGGATTTTCTTACTGGAAAATTTCCTATTACCTTTGAGGGTAAAGAATATTATGTAACTGATTTGTCTTTCCAAGAATGGCTAAATATCAAGCGGTATCCAATCAGCATTGTCCACTCTTACATTGAAGCTTGGAATGACTTAATTGACTTTTATGTTTTGATTAATAAGGGTGGAACACAACATACAAGTGAAGAGTTTCAAAAGGCTTTGGATTGTAAGGAGTAAAGACATGAAAAAAGAAGAAGTAATTTTAACTAACTTAGAACAAATAGTGGAACACAGTGAGGTTGAAGGATTTTTAACAGTTGGTAGATACTTGAAACAAACACCATCAAATACATTACAGTATTTACATACATCCTCGGATGGTTCTCTTTTAGAGGTTGACATTTATGCAACTGTGGATGGTCAGCTGCGAAAGTCGGTATCTTTTGAAAGTTTTGAGCAATCTAAAGGTTTCCCTATGGAAGTTACTTTAGCTGATTTAGAAAATGCTATTGAGCGCAGTAAACACCAAGCTCCTTTGAGATATAGAGGAATTTGTGCAACTAAGTGGGAAGAAATTAAGTTTTTAGTGGGAGGGGTTTGATGAGTACACAACAAGTAATACAAGAAATGCAAGAACTTGGTTCAGATGTTTCAACCTTGTTAAACTATTTAGCCTTGAGTGAAGACCACATACTTGACTTTGAGGTAATTGATAAATCTTCAAGTAGAGTTCTTTGGAAACACTTAGTTTATATGGACAAACAAGGTCGTCTTGTTCGAATTTTAGTTTATGATGATGGTCGTAGACAACGAACTAGTCCAACTAAGTTGAGAGAAGTCCTATACGATAATAATTTTGAGGTGTACAAACGGTTTGATTTGAGTCACGGTCTTGTGATTTCCTTTAACCTTTCAGGTCCCCGTATTTATGATATTTCTTATGAAACAACCTTAGAGCCTGAAACTGGTTTTACATACGTTGAGAACTGTCCACTAAATAAAGATGAAGAGGGGTACTATGTACCTTCTGATGCAGATGGTAAGTCTTTGAGAGAGTATGGTTCTCGTTGTGGGGTCTTCAACCTCAATGATTACCTAGTGAAGAACTATCGACTAACAACTGCACACTTAGTTGACTTAGTGATTAAAGAGGGCGAACTACCACGCCTGGCTTGGGTTCACCAAGATAATAAAATCAAATCAAATTCAACAAACATCACCTCGGTATCCTCCAAGTCCTCACGGAATTTTGCTAAGTATGACTTTGACTTAAAAGGTAAGAAAGTCGCTATATTAGGGTTACCTAAGTCTCAAGTAGAGCGCTTTAAGTCTCTTGTACTGACTGAAAAGAAAGCCGAAGAGCTTGAAGTGATTGCTTCTAGTTCCCATAATGATACAGAACTGGTGCCAGATAAGTTGAAAGACTTTGATATTGTGATTGTTGTGAAGCGTTTTGTAGGTCACGGTACGATTTACCACTTGAAGAGCTTACTAGATGGTTCTCAAGCTCAGTTAGTTAATTCTTCTTCACACGGTTTAGATGGACTTGAAAGAGCCTTGTACAGAGGTGTCAAAGGGTATCCATCAGAAGAAGGTGCAACTGTTGTGGATTATCCACTTCTTTAAATTTTCAAAAAAAAATAAGAGGGCTTAAAGTTCTTCTTTTTTTTATTTGCCATTATTTTCAAGTTATTTTCAAGATTTATCTTATTTTCTTGACTTTTACTAAACTTTGTGATATAATAAAAGAGAAAATCGAGATGAAAGGTAATTTAGAAAGTATTATGGTAGAAGAAGTAGGTTTGACTCGTAGTGAGTATAGAAGTAAATATCAAATTCAAGAGTCCTCCTTTAACTATAATTTACAAAATGGTAGAATTGGACTTGCAAGTAAACCAGTCCAAACAGGGGAAGTTAAGTCTCGTGTTCGAGGGGTAACTTATGTAGATAGAGCGCCCCTTACAGATCAAGAAATTATTGAGAGTGAGAAGTTCTTGAAAGATGGTTCTCAGATTGACAATAGTGAGATTATTTCTCTTCATGAATTGTCTGAAGTTGTAGGGTTGAGTCGTTTGTCTAAGTTATCGTCTTTAGTACACGCTTTTGCAAGTGCAGAAGGGATTGAAGTTTTGCACTTTACTTGTTTCCCATTCAAAGAGCAAACTGTTTACTTAATTGGGTTAAGTAGAGGTCTTGAAGTTCCTTTTAGAAAATGGCTTGAAGTTCAAAACGAAGTAAAAGTACAGTCTCGTAAGAATAGAGTAAGTGGAGTTGTAGCTTACCAAGAGGCAACACCAGAGGTTTTATCGAAACTTTATCCTTACAACGTTGTAGCAAGTGCCTTTAAAGATTCTGAAGAAGACTTGTTTAGAGTCTCCCCAACTAAGTTAAAAGCTTACTTGAAAGACAAAACAAATAAGCAAATGCGAGATGACATTAAGGCTATTTACTTCAAGGGTATTCCAGTCGTCCAGTGGGCGGAAAAACAAGGGATTTCTAAGGCAGCCATGTACATGCGTTTAGATCGTTACACTGAGCAGTTTGCTAAAGACCAAGAACAGTTCATGTTTGGTAAATAATTAGAAGGGGTTGGTGTTTTTGAAAGAAAAGAAAGCAGATTTAGACTTAACTAAATTTCCTTCGACTCCGTTTGTAAAAGTTACACAGGAGCTTAAGAACTACTGGGAGAAAAACGTAGTAAATAACGTTTTAAAACAGTTGTATCATGACAAGAATTACAAATTCAATACTCGTTTGTGGGGTGATTTGGGATATGTTCAAGATGGTTTAGACTTAGATATTAAGATTGACCGTACCATTACCTTGAAGGTAGAGGGTATTGAAATTCCTATTCAACTTCATTTGTGGCTTACAAAGGATGTAGATATTTCCTTAAAACCTTACATGTTGAAGAACTTACCTTCATGTAATTTAGGAGCAGAGTTTGTACTTCCAGAGCGCAATTACCACATTCCTTTGGGTTACACACGTGAGACTGAGAAAATCTTCAAGATTCAACTCCACCGTATTCACCAAACTTTAGTGAAAATTCGCAAGGAGAATGGCTTGGTTGGTAAGGTTCGGGTTACTCGTACTTCAATAAACCAAACTGTTCACGGGTATCTCGAAAATGGCGCAACCGTGCGCCTTGTCTACTCTCAGTCAGGTATTTTGAGAGAGAAATATATTAACGAAGAGTTGGTTGATTTATATAAAAAGTTTGGAGAAGTTGAGAAACCTAAAGTCATCCGTACAGGTTCAAGCAGCAAGAAGAAGAGCGTAGACACTACTCCAAAAGTAGCTAAAACTTCTACTCCTAAAGTTTCTGCTCGCACCTTGAAGACTAAAGAAACAAGAAAGTAAAGGAGCGTAGCTTTGAAGACAAAAGAAGTACCTCCAAAGCAAGGTTTGTCTAGTGCTTACACCTCAGTTGTAACTGAGTACAAGCACTCTTGTAAAGACGACTCTTGCAAGGATTTACACAAGAATAAGGAAGAACCTAAACCTCAACAGGTTTAGCATTAGTAGGTGTCACAGTCACATGGAAGATAGACACTTAATAGTCACAATTTATGATAGACAGAAGTTACTTCAGTCCTTGAAAGAACTGGGTTTCTTGTGGATTGAGGGGGAAGGTATTTTAGATAAGGTGCTAATTGCCTTAGCGCCTAACTCTTTGGTTCAAACCAATAAGGTTTATAAGCTAACACCAAGTGAGAGCTTGCAGTTTTGCAAGTGGATTCGGAATTTAGGTTTGGAAGACGCTTTGTTTTATAGTGGTGTTTCCCACTTGGGTTCTCGATTAGATACTGAGGTATTTCAAACCATTTACCCTCAATTTGATTTAGAGAGTTATATGAAGAACTCAGAGAAAACTATTAATAAATTCAGTTTAGAAAGAGTTTTAAAGTTCTTTTCTAAGTTTACGTGGAATGAAATAGTCTTTATTGCTTTAGAATAAAGGCTTTCAAGAAGAAAAATAGGAGGCACATAGTTGCGTATTTACGTTGATTTGGACAACACTTTCCTTGATTCTGCAAGTCGTTTGGTGGGTTTCAAACCGACTTATGACCCAAGAAAACAGTTGTCTTATGAGTTAAAGAAAGAGTTGTTGAAACACTTTTCAAACCCTCAGTTTTACGAAGTTGGTGAGATTAAAGTTAATGAAGAGGTTGAGCGGTATCTTCAAAGTGTTGCAGGCTCTCAGCTAGATAATATTTGCTTTATTAGTTTGAGTCCTACTAAAGAAATTGCTGAGAAGAAAAGAGAGCTACTTGATAAGTTAGGTTATGGAAACTCAGCTTTTATGTCTTTCTACAGTGTAAAGCAAGAAGAAAAAGTTCTAGCTCGTCTATTACAGTCTGCAAAAGATAGCTCAGATACAGTGGTTTTCGTGGACGATAACCCTTACCGTATCCTCAAATTCCAAGACAACCAAGTGAATTACAAGGTGGTCAAACATCCTTACACTGTAGGTCGTTACCCTAGTCACGTTTATGTGGCTAGTGCCAACTACTACAAATGAAGAAACTCTTGCACGTTTAGACAGATTATGTTAGAATTGAAAAGAATTAAGAAAGCACTACAAACACTCGGTTTTGAAGGTGTTGTAACCGTAGAACAGACTAAGTTAAAACAAGCGTATAAAAGGCGCTCTAAGGAGGTTCACCCTGATGTTGAAGGTGGGTCTCACGAAGAGTTTAAAGCTTTGCAGGAAGCTTATGAACTCTTGTTAGAACATGGTTTAGGTCAAACTGTTGATTTAGTAACTAGAGAGGTTTTAGTTACACAAGGTTCAGACTTACTACGGTATCACCTCGCAGAGCGCGAATATAAATGTAGGCTTTAAGAAAGGTTAAAAACAATGAAATTTATCAACAAATGGAACTTACCATTAGCGATTTTAATGACGACAATGATTCTTACAATGCTTGCAGTTGTTGTACTTTTCGTTCTCCGTCTCACAGGTCTTTCCAATCTTGATGTGATTGTAGCTACGATTCCACTCGGACTTGTAGTTGGTGTTGTGACTATTTGGTACTTTGGTTTGTGGGTTTACTCTCTCCTCACTAAGAAGAGCTTCCGAGACGGAGCTGAAGTAGACTATGAGAGTGCAGCAAACTCAGATGATGGTTGGGAGTAAAGACTTTGTGGTTATTACTTGCAGTCCTTATGTTGGTTAGTTTGGGTTTCCTATATCGTTCGAAAGAGGTTGATTTCACAGACTGTTTTGAAGATGAACCTAAACATAACCTTAATAAACGTAGAAGATAAGTGAAGATTTCGGTCTTCGCTTTTTCTATTTCTCTAAAAAGCCCCAGATTGCTCCAGATTCGATTTTAACCTCTTAGGGTACAATAAGTCCAACTATAATTTTAAATGCGACACGGAGCAAATGAGAGCCTTTAAAATTGATTCTGAGAAAAATGTCTGCAGTTTGGTTTTGAGAACTAAATCTAACCTTTAACCTCTCTCAATGGTATCCTCAATTTCAAGACTTTTGCGAAGTTTTTCTCATTCTCTCCCTTATTTATTGGGTTTAGTATTCTGAAAAGCAGTAGGTGTGATGTGTCACAACTCTTTTTATTTTTGTCATACACTTTCAGTTTTCTGTCCTAAGATTTGGTGCTTTTGTCACACACTTGTCCTAATTGTCCTAAAATTTGTCCTAAGAATGCTTAGTTTTGTCGTAACTCCAATTAAATTTGTCATAAGTCTCTGCTTTTTTGTCCTAAAACTGATTTTATTTGTCATAGAACTAGATTTATTTGTCTTAACTTTCTTTAAAAGTGTCCTAGATTGGTTTAAATTTGTCATAAATCTTTGCCTTTTTGTCCTAAAATCGATTTTGTTTGTCCTAAATTGGTTTGAAAGTGTCATAACATACCTAAATTTTGTCCTAAAACTAGGTTTATTTGTCCTAACTCTCCTATTTTGTGTCATACTTTGGTTTATTTTTGTCCTAATTTGCCCTAGAGTGTGTCATAGGTTTTTCGAGTTTAAGGTTGATTTTTCGTTTTAAGGTTGGGGAACGCCTCAATTCCGTAAGGATTTGGTGGTTTTCTGTTTGTGTTTGTATTGTTTGTGCAGGTCTGAGGTCTGAGGTCTAGCTCCCCAAAACCACCTCTGCGGTATCCTCGCTTTGCGTTTAATTTTTTGCTTTTGAGTTTGACTTCCTTAAATGGAACGCCTAAACTCCGTTTGGCTTCGTTTAGTAAGGGTCTTCTCTCATATTTAGTTACAGGTCTTTCTCAGTTCTTGCTACAAGTTCTTTACTTTACTTCTAAATAAGAGAAAGCCCAACTTCCTTTGGGCTTCAGACTTGCTTTGCTGAGTTCTTCTTTGAGAGTCTTAATTTAAGTAAGCAACTAGAACTTCAGTAAGATTAAGTAGAGGTTCTCGGAGCGTTCTAATTCTAAGAAAATCAGAGCAAACTCTAACTGCTCTTGCGGTATCCTCAGTCCACGCGTGTTTTTAAGATAAAATTTATCCGCTTAAAAATGGAAGCACTCATAGACAAAACAGAAAGCAGAAAGCAGAAAGCAAAAGGCAGAAAGCAAAATCTCAATTTCAAACTTCATTTTTCTGCTATTAAAAGAACTCCACAAACCTCACTGCGGTATCCACAAATTTCCTTTTTCTTTATAGTAAATACAACTTCAATCCAATATTTCTAATTTAGTCTAAAAATAATCACCTTATCTTATTTTTATTTAGATTTTGTACATCTTGTTACTTGATTTTTATTTTAAAATAATGTATAATAACCCTTAAGAAATTCAGCATGAAAATTTCCTAACCATCTAGTTAGATTTCAGACTGAAAATTTGATAGAGAGGATAAAGTACAGAAAAGTAGAATGATTTATTTTGTACTATTTAAAGATAAATCATAAAATAGTAATTTTTTGTGGTTTTTAACTTATATGGGTAAAAAGAAACCGATATTTAATACTTTAAATCAGATTTATTCTGATATTACTTTGTTCCAAACCAGACTAGAGAACAATAAACATATTCCGTCTAATTCGGTCTTACAAACAGTAGAGGACTTGCAGTTTGCGAAAACTCTTGTTGATTTTTTGAAGAGTGGGTCTTACTTAAATTTGAGTAAGTCTAATGAAGAAAACACTCTTAGTCTTTTGAAATTATATCGATCAGGACTCAACCGTAAGCAACTCGTAGACCTTTCAGGGTTGACTTCTCGTAAAGTTTACTACGCAAGTTTGAAGGTTGAAGAAAGTCTTGAGTCGAGGTTTCCAACGGGTTTATTGAGTCTTTGGAAAAACCGCCAATTTCAAGTGATTGAGGAGTATTTACAGGTCAATTCTGATGAACTTTCTACTATTATAGAAGAACTTTCAGATTTCCCTTTAGTACAAGTAGCTCCAAACTTCTTAGGCCAGCGTAATTGTGAGCTTTACCAATTAGACTTAATTAAAGAGAAGTCAAAAGAAGAGATTGTAGAAGCTCTCACAAGAGTCTTAGAAGTTGATAAGCAACTAAAGCAGTTTATCTCAGAAAACCTTGAATACATTAAGGTTTGGGGTTCTCTCTCTCGGTATCTAACCTTGAACAAAACTCTCCCTGCAGATTTGGTCTTAGAACTTCAAAAGAAGGACTTCCCAAACCACAACGTAGTTGAGTTTGAAAGGGTTGAAGGTGTCTAACAATGGTTGATAAATACACGATAGACTCCCCTTATAAAGCTCTTTATTGGTCTTTCTATAATATTGCTTATAGTGAGATTTACAAGACTGTACCAGAGTTTATTCCAACAGTTCCTTTTGAACCAAGCGCCCTCAGTAAACTAGATGGGTATCCGTATGTGAGCACGGCTTCTGCTCGTAAGCTTTTAACTTTAAAAGAAACTGTAGCAGCAGTTCCTCCGAGCTATGATTACCGTAAGTTGTTGGCTCACTTTGAAACAATCGTAGAGCATTTCAGAGTTTCAAGCACTTCCTTTGTGGTAACTGAAGAGAACTATACCTATTTAAAACCTAGCAATTACCCTTACCAACTCTCGTATAGCTTGGTAGTCTTGTGGTTTGCGATTTACCTTGATGTGATTGTTGGTGACTTTCATTTGAGTGTGAAAGGTCTGTCCTCAGAGTTAGCAGAGTCTAGTATTCTTTATTATTTCAAGCTTTTTGAGTATTTACCGATTGATTATGATTTAAGTGCGAAAGACATAGACACGATTAACAGTCAACTTTACGTTGAAATGGCTCGTTTTCATGGGTACATGAACAAAGAGGTCTTACCAATTTCTGAGAAACAAAAACTCTTTGAAGAGCAAGGGTATCAGGTCGGTTCGCTTGTCTTTTTGTACGAAAAAGGTTATGTAGCCAATGAAGAGGTTCGCAGTAGCAAAGGCACAAATAAGTTCATTAACAAGGTTCATTTGGCTAAGATTACTAAGGTCACAGATACAGAGGTTCAGTTCCATACTTATAACTTTTATAAGACAAGAGAGGGTTTGCTAGAGGACTTTGAAAGTCTCCCAGAGTCAATTCAAGACTTGTACGGTAGCTACATTGAGTTTTTAGAGCCTTCATTAACTGTCAGTCGAGTAGAGGTAGGCTGGGACACCTTGGGAGTCAACTACGTTCAAACCAACAACTCAGTTTACGCAGAGCATTATTTCATTACTAAAGTAGAGTCGGTTTACTCTGTACCAATTACAGTTTTAAATGACAACTTACACTTTGAAACGACCGTTCTTCCGATTGAGGTTGCAACTCTCTTCTTGTTACTGTCTTATGGAGTTTCATTTGATGAAGAACTTTACCAAAAGCAGTATTCCGTAGAGGTTTCGCAAATTCGTGAGAGGGTATCCTTTTACACCTCGCAACTGGAAGAAAAGTTAGGTTATGAAATTCAAGACTTTTGTAAAGTTAAAGAGATTTACTAGAGAAAGTAGGTATTTACATGAAAGATAACTACAAATACAAGGTTGAAATTGAAGATGATGGGGTTGAGCGCACTGTTTCGTGTGTAAACCTCTTTAAACATAAGCTTTATAGAGGGTTGGTTCAAACAAATAAAAAAGGGAGTTATACTTGTCTATTTGAGATTCTTGATTACCCTTTTGATTACAAGAAAAATAACTTAACGAACTACTCTAACCGTTTGTTACGTAAGGATTTATTTGAACTTACAGAACTTTCTAGGCAGGGTATCTATTCACTACGTGAGACTTTTCCTTTAGAGTTGTTGCACCAAGCATTTAAAATAGCAGTACCAGAGCTTTACCTCTACAATAAGAAAGTTACTTCAGATAAGTATAAGCTCTTGGTTTCAAGTTATTCTGAGCTTGAAGAAAATTATATAAGGAGATTTGAAAAATGTTACGAAAATTTTCAAAAATAGCCTTAATTGGCGTATTAGCACTTTCAGTATCCTCTCCAACCTTGGCGTTCGCTAAGGGAGGACATGGCGGGGGTCACGGTGGTGGTCACGGTGGTGCTCGTGGAGGTTCACATGGTAGTTCACGTGGTAGTTCAAAAAGTGGTTCTCATGGAAGTTCCAAAGGTTCACCAAGTCATAACGGTGGGTCAAAAGGCTCAAAGAGTGGTTCTCATTTCGGTTCACATAACTCAAGTCACGGTAGGTCTTATAGATCGAGTGCAGTAGGGACACCTGTTTCGTCTTGGCGCTCGTTAGGTTCGCAAGTAGATACACATAGTAAACCTAGCTTTGGTGCTTCTTCCTCGTCGGTTGGTTCATCTGAACAAACTGTAAAAACGTTTTATTCTGCAGAAACTCCTATAAATGCGCTTCTGTACCGACCTCTTTATGGTTATCATCCACATTCAGCACATATTTTACCGGTTCAAACCGATGATGAGAAACAAGAGGACAAACCTAAATTGAATACTGCTATTCTGTGGGTTTTAGCTGCTATCTTGGTTCCGCTTCTAGCTCTTATTGGTTATGTCGCCTTTTCGAATTAGGTTCTCTTAGGTGAAAGTGTGTTAAACCTTGATTTAATAAGGTTTGTCAAGTCAGTAAGTGGGTATCTCATCACACCTCACAATTTTCTCCAAATTGACAAAATAAATGTGAGGTTTTGATTGCAAATAGAGTCAATTTCTCAGAAACTCAGTGATATCAAGTGTTTAGCTAACTAAAAACATAGTTTCCTTGATTTAACAAGGTTTTGAGGGTATCTTATCATAGCTTGAAATTTTCTCTCGGTCGAATTAGTATTTTCTTTTGTTCAAATAAGTTTTAGTAGATGGTAGGCTTTCGATTACTTGGTACTACTAGGTTTTGAACCTTTTAGGTTAAAGTTACAAGAGGGTATCTCATCGGACTTCTCAATTTTTCAATTTCTCTAGTTAAGGTTGAGGGGGTTAAAAAGAGAAAACAAGTACTTAAATTCTCCAAACTTCTTGGTACGCTTGAGTTAAACCTAGTTTTCCTAACCTAGAGAAGAGGGTATCTAAACATACCTCCAAAATTTTTTCAGAGCTTACCACTTAAAACTCAAATTTCACTGGCAACAACTTTGAAAGTCCTTGGCACACAAGAGATTAAACCTCTTTTCTCAACCCCACTTAGAAGGTATCTAAAAGAAGACCTTAAATTTGGTTTTCACGTGCCAATTTTACGTGAGTTTTCCAAAATAAGTAGGTGTTTTCCCTAAGAAAACAAGTAAATCCCTTATCTGACAAGTATTTTCATTATTTTCTTATAGAAAATCAAGCAAAACCCTTGATTTAATCACATCTTGGTGGGTATCTCCCCAACACTATGAAATTTTACCTTTTTCCGAACACTAACTTGGCACTAACTTGCCAATAATCGGATTTTGGATTTTTCGCAGGTTTTCCTCCATAATTTCAGTTCAGCATAAAGATAACAAATTAGATTTTATTTATACAAACAGAGAAATGGACTGATTTCAGTCTTACTATTTATGATTTTAGTCTTACTATTTAATAGAAGAAAGTTGGTAAAAATGTATCAATCAGCACTCGACAACCTCAGTAACGACAAGGGTTTTGCTAGTGTAAAACCTAGTGCAAATTCAGAGCAACAACCTACTGAGGAACAAATTTACGAAGCAAATATGAAGAAGTATTTGGACTTGGTTGCTTCTAAAGGTTATAATTTAGAAGAACTAGAGCCAATTATTCGCTCAGAGGGTCGCACAGAGTTGTTTGCGACCGCAGGTTCAGGTAAGTCCACTTCGATTTCATTGATTTTAGCAAAGGATAAAACGATTGGGCGCTTGTCTCCAGCTCAGAGAGGGAAGAAAGTCGCTTGGGTTACTACCTTCCTTAGTAAAGGAGCAGAAGAGATTAAGCAAAATGTGGAGCGCACTTTTGCTAAGTTAGGTCTCTCAGGGGTATCTACAAACGACCTCACATTCAGCACCTTACAGTCAGAGTTCTTTGAACTTTTGCGACTTCGTGGGTTTAACCTTACAGATAAGTCAAAATCAGACTATGTTCAAATGTTGGACACAGGTGGTGGAGATACTGAGGGTTCTCGTATTTTCAATGCGATTATGGGTCGCCTTTTCCGTAAGCATGACTTAGGAGAAGAGGGGAGTAACTATATTTCCCTTCAAGATAAAAGAGACTTGTCTGCAATTATTTCAAACTACCGTAACTGCTCGATTACTGAGTACCAATTTGGTGAAGCAGCAGAAACGGCAAAACGCTTGAACCTCCCAAGAAACTTACTTCCTATGGTAGTTGAAGATTACCAAGCATTAAAGACTTCCATGAACGTTATTGACTTTGACGATTTGATGTCTCTTGTCTACGATTATATGGTTGTAGAGAAGAAAGATGATCCAGTTCAAATGGCTTGGGTCAACTTTTACAAAAACCGCTACGAATACTTCATGTTGGACGAAGCCCAAGATATGTCTGAGTTGCAGTACCAAGTCTTGAAACCTATTTTTGAGAATTGCCCTCGTGTTGTTATTGTAGGTGACCCAGACCAATCCATTTATGGTTTCCGTGGGTCAAACCCAGAGGTCATGGAGTGGTTCGACAAGGAGTACAAACCTACCAAGTACCCACTCTCGGTATCTTACCGTTGTCCTTCAAATATTCTGAATCCGATTACTAAATCTATTGAAAAGAACTCAAATCGCTATGAACACTCTCTTCGCTCCTTTAAAGAAGGGGGAGTCCTTGAAGCTTATCAATTTGACTCTGTAAAAGACATGGCTGACGCTTCTTTGCAGTTGATTGATAAGTATTTGGCTGAGGGTAAGACTATTTCAGTTCAATCGAGGGTTAACTTCACTTACTCACCGTCTTCAATCTTGTATGCAGTCAAGCGCCAAGGCGACTTCAACTTACTAGGTGATGTAAGAGATTTCAACACTGCTCGGTATCGAAAAGTTTGGAACCTCATTGAAATGGTGCGCGGTCGCGGTTTGGTTGATATTAAGAACAACTTGAAAGTCTTAGCGCCAGAGCTAAAACCTTGGGATGCGAAAACTCTCGCAGAGCGCCTAATGAACGCTATTCCAGAGAACAAAAATATCTTGTTCTCAGATAACTACGCTTATTTGGACTTCATTGCTCAAGAATATGGTCTTAAGTCTATGGCTACTTTGGTTGATAAGTTGAGAAAAACTTATGGAGAAGAATTTCCCGGAGAGATGGTTCTCTTTAAAGAGCTTTTGGCTCATGTCCTTTATTGGGGTGAGCCAGCAAATGCAGAAGTAGTCGGTACAATTTCAACATTGGCAGAAGAAAGTGACACCGTTACAGACTTTTTTAGCAACATGGACTTTATCAATAATAAAATTCGTGAAGCGAAAAGAGGGGGAACTTCACTCTTAACCTTTGCTACACCGTTCAGCTTTAAAGGTCGTGAAGCCAATGTCAACATTATTTTTGATGATTCTGATGGTGTCTTTCCTTATACCTTGAGTGGAGAGCTAAGTTATGAAGAAGAACGTAGGGTTCACTTCGTAGCAGGAACACGTGGTGATGAAGTTACGATTTACCTCACTCGTAGAGGAAAAGCTTCACCATTCTTGAAAGAAATGGGTATTCCGTTAAAATCGTGGACTCCACTTGACGGAGTGGTACTAAATGGTGTAAAATTGAAGCAGGAATTGAGTTTAAAAGAACGCATGCAAAAAGCCAAGGTCGAAGAACAACTTGGAGCGTTCACAGACTTCGATTTGAAACTTTGATTTTAAAGATTGTGTGGTAAACAGATTGAATAAGAATGCGAATTTAGGTCTTTCCTTTTTTGACATACAAGCCTTAGATGTAAACCGAAACGTGAAGGACGAGTTGACTCTCGGTCTCCTTCACGGTTTGGATTTAACACCTTTTATAACAAGTGATAAGGTAGACTTTGAGCTGTTAAGAGCAGTTCGTCTATGTTTGGAGCATGATGTACCTCTTTATTTGGTAAACGCTAATTTGGATAAAGATGTGCTAACTCCTTTGTACAAGTTATATAGCGCTCATAGAACTTTGGACTCTAGTGGTTTATCTAACTATTTCAACTCAACCAATTATGAATTGATGGTAGAACCTAAAACCTTCGGTATCCTTGTTGATTTGGCGCTTGAAAATGTAGACTTCTCTAAGGTAGATTTTACTTTAATTCCTTTGTCTACAATAGAAGTTTTCGCTTCTGCTTTGGTTCAAGGTGTTGAAATCACTGACTTGCAGAACAGTCGAGCGGTATCCGACAAAGACTACCTCGATTTTCTGATTTCCCTTCGTATGGCAGGAGTCGATATTTCTCCATTCTTGGAGGGTTCTTGGTCTGAGAGTCAAATTTTGGCGATTCTAAGAGGTCGCTTGAAGATGTCTGTAGTGGATTTCATTCAACATTACATCAATGAGAACTTCACTGCAGGTCAGATCGAACAGTGTTGGAGAGCTTCAGACTTCGGTTGTTTGAGTTTGGTTTGTAGTACCGATAAAGACGGTTTTCCAATTTACAATGAGTACCAAATGTACCAGTTGGTAGAAGGTGCGCGTTTTAACTTAGACTATCGTTTATACGCAGACCCTTCTTTGAATGACTCAGAAATGGCTCTAGCTCGCACAGAACTCTTCAAAAAGGCTGATGAGAACAAGCGTGGAGAGCTTTCCAGTAAGATTAAGTCTTATAAACCGAAAGGTGCGTTTTGGTAATTCTCATGGACGGCTTTTATCTATGGCTTCTCTTCGTTTTTAACTCTTTATTCCTCTTTGGGATAGAGGTATCCTTTGTTTTGAAAGAGCTTCAACTTTTTGAAGAAGTGAAGAATAAAGAGAATATGAGAAGAGAGCATTTGTACTTAGCAGGTTTAGGGACGATTGGATTGTCTTTGCTTTTTGTCGGAGCAATATTTGTAGTTTAGAAAAGGTGAAAATGAGGTTTAGCATTGACTTTACCTCGTTTTTATTTGACTTATTTTGTCTTTTGTGATATAATAAAGAAAATAAAAAATAGAAGAAAGAGGGTTTCGTTTATGTTAGAAACAGTAGAGAATTTAAAAGCAAAGTATGAACTGGAGTTGAACGGTTCTTTTGATTTGCAAACACAAGGAGACACTTTTGTTTTCCGGTATCATTCTCCTAATTCGGCAGTTGGGGTTGTCTCTTCTCGCTCTATGAGAGAAGGACAATACGTTGCTGATTTGTTGAGTTTTATGGAATGTGTAGCTTTGCTTGAAAGCACTCTTGGTTAGATTAAAATTTGGTTGAATTGGAGATAAAAGAAATGTATAGATTGTCGCAGTTTCTTGCAGTTAGTGGTGCAATTATGTTATTTACATCATTTCGGTTTATAGGTGTTGTTCTTTTAATTTTAGCAGGTGTTATTCTCTTTAAAAACTCAGATGAAGAGGGGAACTTAAATGAAGGTTTTAAACCTGATATTGAAAAGGAACGTCAAGCTTATATGAAGCGCAGAACTGCTCAAGCTAAACCAAAATCTAGTCTCCCAAAACACACCTTTTTAGCTTATAACAATGATATTCTATATGACGAGGTTGCAACTAGAGAAGATTTCCATAAGATGTTGACGGATGTTTCCTTGGTTCATAAGACTAACTCTTACACTTTAGCAAAGAAAGACTCTCTCGGTCGTATCGTAGGTGGGTTTGTCACTTTCACAGGCGAAGAACTAGATGAAAGAGGAAGAGATATTAAGAGAGGTTTCTACAAACGTGATGATGAAGCTCGCAAGAACGCCCAAGTTCCCGGATTTGACTTAGTGAAGTCTGAGTGGGTACAGATTAAAGACCAACCATATCCTCTCTACCATAGAACACACTTAGTTCCTTACCGCTTCTGTTTAAATGATGGTGAGTTTGAGAGTGTCTTGTTCACTGGAACGGCTCGCTTAAATAGTGGTTTTCGTGCTGATATTAAGTTCATTCCCAATGATGAAACTCACGCTAAAAATGTCCGTCAAATTGTAAAAGTGGTATCCACAAATGCCTTTGCATTTTCAGACTCAAAACAAACTCAGCGCTTGTCTCTCGATGATTTTGAACGTGCAGTGGGTGATTTGGTTCATAGAAGTGCTGAAGCATACACTCACACTTACAAATATGGAGTTGAGTGTTTCTACGATAATGATAGTCTTATTCCAAGCAGAGTTTTAGCAGTTTTAACAGATGTAACAGAAAAGAAAACCTTGTTTGCAGCAGTTTTAGAAAATGTAATTTAAAAGGAGAATTATTGTGTCTAATTTAGATAAAGAAGTATATAAGGCAGTAAAAGAAGAGGCTGATCGGGTATCCTCAATTATGTCGGCTCTTATTTCAGGTCGCATTTCAGCAACCGAAGCAGAAAAACAACTAGGGGTAAACTATTCTAGTTTCGCTCGTAAGAAGTTAAATAAGAGTGCTTGGACAAACAGTCGAGTAGTAGCGCCTTTGCAAAATACCCTCGTATTTAACCAAGATTTACTAGATAATATGAGTGAAACTGCTTTCGGTTCGTTTTGTCGCTTGGTCTTTGGTTCTGAGGTTACAGAGCTTTCAGATGATTTCTTTTCTAGCTTTCTACCTTTTGTAGATACAGTAGTGAAGAGTGTAGATGAAACAGAGCAGAAGTGGTTTGAGAAGTTCTTCAAAGGGTCAACTTGGTTGACTGCTGAGAACACAGGAGACTTTCTAGTTGCAGTCTCAAACACCCAAAGGGTATCCCCAACTCGCCAACCGTTCGTTGAGAAATCAATCGCTAACATTATCAAAAACGTTAGCAAGTCTTGGTACATCAACGATAAAGGCTTAGTTATTCGCTATAGAAGTTCTTCTAGGGTTTCTGAGCGTTTGTTGAAAGAAGGTCAAGTCTTAACTGAGGTTGAGGGTGTCGTGGTTTACCGTCCGAAAAAGAATGGTTCTCAAATTGAGCCTTGCCTTACCGTTGACTTGTTCAATTCTAAAATTAGAGCTTTGTTGAAAGCTAAAGGTTTTACCTTTATTTCTGATTTAGAGTCTGTAACGAAGATTGGTCTGCAGAGCTTTGCAGGTCTTGGAATTTCTTCGTTTTGGAAGATTGAAGATACGGTAGAGTCCTTGGGGTATCACTTCAAGCATGTGGAGGTTTAAATGGCGCTAGTCAGACGAAAGAAACCAGTAAATAAAGTAAAACTTTTTAGGAGCTTTATAAGTTTAAATAGAGTTCGAAATTTCGTAGGTCACGTGGAAGTAGAGAACTTGATTTGGAAGGTTCGAGAGACTGAATTTGGCATTATGTTTATGTTTTCTGATGGTGTGGTAAATACCTTGAAATTGGAGGAACACGGAGCCTTTTGGAAGTCGAATGAAAAACATACTTCTGTTGTTTCTAATTCTGGGCATTTAAAGAAATACTTGAAAAAGAAAGTTATTTCACACTATTATAAGAAGGTTGGGGAGGATAGCAAATGAAATTGAAATATGAAGATTACACCGAAAACACAAATTTGGTCATTGAATTGAGTGAGGTTTTAGCTGGTTACACTGTTTTTACTACTGATAGTGAGTCTAGCTTTAAACATCGTTTAAATTTAGTTCGCTCAGTACATCTATCTCGTCTTTGTATCCAATTTGTTTTTACGGATGCTACAACTAAGGTTTTAATTTTAGGAGAGAGTGAACCTTATTGGTCTGAAATTGAGATTAAACCAGACTTTGGTTCTAGTTACCCTAGTCCAACTCGCTTGTTGGAGAAGATGAAACAAGTGGTGGTAGATTATTTATATAGCCATACAAGTAAATAACCTTTAATAAAAACAATGCAATTATTTTAATAAAAATAGTTGCATTTCTTGTTTTATTATGTTATACTTTACTTAAATTAAACAAGAAAGGTGGTGAGATTATGAAAGCCAAAGAAGTTTTACAAATCTTAAGAGTTACAAGACCTACTCTAACAAAGTATGTTAAAGAAGGACTTATAAAAGCAACTACGAAAGGCAACGGTCAATACGATTACGATTCAGATAGTGTCTATAAGCTATTGAATAGAAATATTGAACGCAAAACTTATGTCTATGCAAGGATTTCTACTGCAAAGCAGAAGAAGGATTTAGAGAAACAAGTACACCTATTGAAGACTTTCTGTTTTCAAAACGGTTATGTTTTAAATGGTGTCTACCAAGATATAGCAAACGGTATTAATTTTGAGAAGCGCAAAGAGTTTTTTGATTTGTTAGATGAAGTTTTAGCAGGGAAAGTTAAACGAGTAGTCATTACTTACAAGGACAGATTGTCACGTGTAGGATTTGACCTATTTTCGTATCTATTTGCAAAACACGGTTGTGAGATTGTTGTAATGAGCGAAGTTGGTTCAACTAAACTAGACAGTGAAGAGATTTTTGAAGAAATCGTTAGTTTGTTGCATTGTTACTCTATGAAACTTTACAGTAAGCGCAAAAACAAAGCAATTAAGGAGTTACTTGAAGATAATGATAATACAACAAGTAGAAAAACACATTATTAAAAAGAGTCATCCTTACTACAATATGTTTTGTGAGTACACACATTTAGCGAAAAACTTATATAATCATGCAAATTACTTGGTTCGTAAAGAGTTTGTAGAAAACGGCAAATGGTTGCGGTATCAGGATTTGGATAAATTATTGAGAGCAGATTTAGATTACCCAGATTATACCAATATGCCTTCAGCCCAATCTGCACAACAAACCTTGCGCTTATTGGATACTAATTGGAAGTCTTTCTTCAAATCTATTAAAGATTGGTCTAAGAACAAAGATAAGTATTTAGGAAAACCAAAGTTACCAAAGTACAAACCAAAAGATGGGAAAATGGTCTTAATTGTCACAAATCAACAAGTTAAACAAAAAGACAATTTGTTACACTTTCTTAAGTCTTTTCAAGGTTTCACTATAAAACCTCGTTGTATAAATTTATCTAACTTTGAGAAGATGAACCAAATTAGAATTGTTCCTCAGAACCAAGTCTTTTGTGTTGAGATTGTGTATAGTGTTTCTATTACAGATACTTTATTATCAGATGATGGTCACTATATGAGTATAGATTTAGGTTTAGATAACTTAGCAACTGTTGTTACAAATACAGGTTTACAACCTATTATTGTCAACGGTAAAGGTCTAAAATCAGATAACCAATACTACAATAAGAAAAAGGCTTATTATCAAAAAGTTGCAAAGCAACTGAACAATAAACGTTACACTAATCGCTTATATCGAATAACTCAAAAGCGTAATTTCAAGATTGAAGATTCACTACATAAAATCAGTCGATTTATTGTAGATACTGCTTTGTCAAATAAAGTTACTACAATTGTTATTGGAAACAATAAGACTTGGAAACAGTCTAGTTCTTTGGGTAAAGTAACTAATCAAGCCTTTGTTTCCATTCCACATCAAAAGCTGATTGATAAGATTTGTTACAAAGCACAAGCTTGTGGTATCCAAGTTCTTCTTATAGAAGAATCTTACACAAGTGGTACAAGTTTCCTTGATGGTGAACTTCCTCAGAAAGAGTTCTACAACAAGAAAAGACGAGTTCACAGAGGGTTGTTTGTAAGTAATAAAGGTGTTAAAATCAATGCAGATGTCAACGCTGCATTTCAGATTATGAAAAAAGTATTCCCTAATACATTTGTAGATGGGATAGAGGGCGTAGTGTTACATCCAGTTAGAGTAGATATTGTTTAATGGTATTGACTAACAAATATTTTATTAAATCAGTTACTGTAGTTTAACCGATTTTAATAAAATAATAACATGAAGAGGTGCAATAAATGAAATTAAAATATGAAAACTATATGTTGGACAAAACTGCTCCAGAATACCTAGTTGCAACTTTGGTTTCACTTGTGGTACATAGCGTAAATAGAGAGGAACAACTTTGGGATACATATACTCTAGTACGTTCTGTCAAACTGACTAAGTCACAAATTTCAGTTGAATTTGTAGATGGTACAGAAAAAGTCGTAATTTTAGGTGATTCTGAACCTTATTGGTCTGAAAATGAGGTTAAACCTGTCTTTGGGTATCTTCAAATTGAAGCGAAACGCGTTTTAGAGCAGTTCCTTCTTGAAGTGATTGAGATTTTGTATGTGGAAGATTAAGAGGTTTCTTTATGATGAACTTTAGTAATAGTAATCGAGATGAGGATTTTGACTCAGATAAGTTAAACGTTGTCTTGTTTGTCTCAAGAAATAAGGATAACAAGCACCTTGAAACTTTTAAAGAAAGAAAAGTATCATTTGTTACAACTGAGGGTTTTGAAGAAATTAAGTCCCAGTTTCAAGTTTTTGTTAATGACGGTCAAGTTGGTGAGTTTTCGAGGATGTATGTCTCTATTAATCCTCGATCTAATTCAAAAACCTTTAAGGCTTTGCAGCACAAGATGTTGGATCAAGAGTTTGATTTATCTACATTACCTCAGAAAGTAGCTTCTCTTGCAGCTAAGGTAGAAAATGCTTATGGAGATAAGCAGCATTGGTTGTTCGACTTCAATCCAGTTGAAGGTCAAGATACTGAGGTTTTGTTAACTAAGTTTGTTGAAGACTTACATATTGCACATGAGACCACGCAGACAAAGAAAGGTCAAAAGCGACCTCCAATATCTGTAACTTTGCACAAAACGCCAAATGGTTACTCAGTTATTGTAAATCAGCGTTTTGATACAAGGGGTTTGTTACAAGATTACCCGAATGTAGAACTAAAGCGTGATGCGCTATTGTGTTATACTTGGGGAACTTGTTCTATTTAATTTAAAGGAAGAGGGACTAATTAACTTGAATATACTTGAATTATTCGCAGGAGTAGGTGGATTTAGAGTAGGTCTTGAAAAAGCAAGTCCTACTTTTAAAACTTTGTGGTCGAATCAGTTTGAACCGTCGAGAAAGTCGCAAGATGCTTTTGAAGTTTATAATTACCATTTCCCAGACAGTGAAAATTGGAACGAAGACATCACTAAAATTTCCGACGAGCGCTTTTCTGCCTTAAGAGGTGAGGTAGATTTGATTGTAGGTGGGTTTCCTTGTCAAGATTACTCTGTAGCAAGAACCAAGAAAGATGAAAAGGGTATCGAGGGTCGAAAAGGTGTTCTCTTTTGGGAAATCGTCAGAGCCACAAAACTAAGTAACCCCAAGTATTTACTACTCGAAAACGTAGATCGCTTGTTGAAAGCTCCTTCAAAACAAAGAGGTAGAGATTTTGCGATTATGTTGAGAGCTTTTGCTGATTTAGGTTACGGAGTCGATTGGCGTGTCATTAACCCTGCAGATTATGGTTGGTGTCAACGAAGAAAGAGAGTCTTTCTCTTTGTTTATCGAAAAGATACTGATTATTTCAAGCAACAACAAGCATTAGAAGATTTTGGAGTAGGGTCTAGCGGTATCTTCGAATCCACGCATGAAACTAAAGCTGAGATTATAAAAGACAGAGTTTCGTCTTTCACTTTACCTGAAGATATTGTAGAGGTCTCAGATTCGTTTTCTACGCAGTTTTGGAACTCAGGAAGTATGATAGAGGGTCGAGTTGTTACAAAGGAGCTAGAGCCAAACTACGAGGGTTCTCGTAAGGTTCTAGGGGATATTTTAGAAAGTCCCTTGGACTTATCTGATACCATGTATTTGTCTGAGGACAAAGTAGATAAGTTTCGGTATCTGAGAGGTGCGAAGAAATTTGAGCGCACTAATTCAGAAGGGTATACTTACACTTATTCAGAGGGTGCTATGTCTTTAGTAGATAGTGCAGACTTACCTTCTCGTACTTTATTGACTTCTGAGGGTTCTATAAGTCGTACCACTCATTTGATTAAGGATAGCAAAGGGTATCGTCTATTAACTGCTTTGGAGACAGAGCGTTTACAAGGTTTCCCGGACAACTGGACTAAGGTTAAACTTAGTAAAGGTAAGGTAGTAGCGGTATCAGATACAAGAAGAAAATTCTTTATGGGAAATGCCCTCGTTGTTGAGGTTGTTGAGAATTTAGGTAAATATATTGCTGATAGATTAGATTAGTGAGGTACTCTATGGTAAAACAAGTTCACAATCGAAAGAAAGAAGTTTATCTCGTTGAATTTTATGGTGACTATCATTATTTAGTAACTGCAAAGCGCTTGCAAAATCTTTTGAAGTCAGGTGATCTACTAGAAGAAAGAGTTGATATTCAACTAGAGAAACTTGGTAAAGAGTGTTATGTACCTAAATCTGTCTTAGATGAGTTACATTCTCGCTTTGAAGGTACGGGTTTGGGTATCAGTCCTTTATGGTTGGAATTTTAGTGAGGTGAAATATGGCAGAAGAGTTTTTCTTTATAGGAAATAGAACAGGTAAGACAAACAGTCCTATTAAAGATAGTAAGGGTTTGACTTTGACTGATTATTGGTCTACTGGTTTAATTGATAATAAATCTATAGTTGTAGTTGATAAGAGAGGTGCTTTTAGTGGAAACAAAAGAACACTTTAACAAACGAATGACTGCTAGAGTCCGCAGGATTGTAAAAGAAACGGAACAGTACAAAACAGAGTTACTACACCACTTATGTGATCAAAACGGGTTTGTTATTCAAGGAAATAACAATAGGCTTGTAAATTCAGATTACATGCTTAACCGAGCAGAGGTTGAAGACATTCCTTTCACTTTTATGTACCAAGGGAGTAAAACTTACCTTTTTGGTGATTTACTTGTTCGGTTAGTGGATAGTTGGGGTTCCCCTTACTATAGGGTATCCCTTAAACCTCCGATTTTCGATTTAGAAGATTATGATCCAAATTATTTAGATATGGAGACTTTTCTAAGTTTGTTGGAAGAAAAATCGTAGAGAACTAGAGGTATTAGTTATGGATAACTTTAATTATATGGTTCTTGCAGCAGAACGTTCAAGATTTAACTCTAGTCATTGGTTTCGCTATTTAAGGAAAGTAATTTTTGAAGATTACACTTATTTAACTGATGATGATGTTCAAAGACTTTGGGAGTCTGATAACTTGACTCAATTTCAAAAAATTAGCTTAAAGTGCGCAGTTCAATTTGGCTCCCCAACTCATGAGTTTGTGGTATCTTTAGGTCAACCGGCACATTTAAGTCAGGTACAGAGATTGTTGAAGGAGTTTAGACATGGATAGGCGATTACAAGCATTTGACCTATTAAATCAAGAGTTAGCTAAAGAGGGTTTGCAATTAACTCTCTTATGTGTTGGTGGTTATGTTTTGGAGTATCATGGTTTACGTGCTACTCATGATGTAGACGCTTTTTATACATCCGATAGGAAAATACATGAGATTATTTTTCAAGTTGGTCAAGTTTTTAACTTAAATTATCAAGGGGAACTTTGGCTCAATAATGATGTAGCAACCTTAAACCCAGAACCTCCACTTGATGTTTGTGAAACTTTGTATTCTTTTAGTAACTTAACGGTTTTATTAGCACCTATAGAGTATGTATTAGGTATGAAAATGGTTAGTTTAAGAGAATATGACTTTAAGGACATTGCGAGTATTATAAAGTACAAAAAGCTACGTTCTCCGATTAACACTTATAAGAAATTGAAGAAACTGGGTTTTACCCATTTAGACTTCTCTGTTCTTTTGGAGGGTTTCGGTTCCGCTTATGGTTTTGATTGGTTAAGTGCTTATTTTACAGAGCATCAAGATGAGCTAAAAGATTATTTTTGGTAACGACTATTAAAACTTAAATTTATTAGAAAGATAATAGGTAAAACAACATGACTAATAGTACACAGTTCTTAGTAGATATTACCAACTTTATTGTAGGAAACTTCAAAAACCACAAGATTTGGGATGTAGAAATTGCTTTCCCAGAGTCTTCTGAGGATAGCGCAAATGGTTTTCCGAAACATGGACTTGTAGAGGTTAGTGCTACTGATTTTAAAGGAAACTGGAACAGTCACTCCTTCATGTTCAACTCCCCAGAAAATGTAGACGAAGAAACGAAGAGTTACTTTACAAACTGCACTTTCCCTTTGTATGTGAATACTTCAAATACGGTTTTGTGGGAAGAATAACTTACCTAGCGGTATCCTCATTTTGAGGATACTTTTTCTTTGTCTTAAATTTCCTTTAGTTTGTCTTACATTTCTTTAAATTTGACTTACATTTTCCTATTTTGGTCGTAGTTTTAGTTAAAATTGTCTTAAATTATCCGCTACTTGTCATACTTCTTTAGATACTTGTCATAACTTTATTTTTCTTGTCATACACTTGTCATAAGATTTGCAAAACCTTGTATTTTCTGCTATAATAATACTATTGAACTTGGAAAGGAGCAGTTTAGACGATTGAATTTACAAGCTTACACCTTACAAGGTGTTGATTTAGCTAAGCGAGTGTTAGCAAACGGTTTAGCACGTGGTTATCCTATAGTCCTCAAAGGCGACCCGGACGTTGATGGTCTCATGGCTTGGTACGTAGGCGCTAAGATGTTGCAGAAAGCAGGCTACTCTTTCCATTCTTGTGTCAACACAGATAGAAGACACGGTATGGTCGAAGAAGAAATCGTTAAGAAAGAGCGCAGTTGGGGAGAATATGACTATTATATTCCCACAGAGTACCACCAAAATGAGATTATTATTAACGTAGACTCGTCCATTTCGGCAGAGGAACTGTTACAGTTGACTCAACAAGGGAATTTTGTCATTAGCTTAGACCACCATGAGGTTGAAAGCAATCCTATGTTCCCAAACCAACAGTATTGGTCTACCACAGAGGAAATAGGAGATGGGGTATCCCTCATTGGCGAAGCGGTTTTAATCAACAACCAATATAGTTTTGAACCAGAAGAATTAAGATTTTGGTCTGGAACAGGAGTTGTTTTAAACGCTTTATCAAAGATTTTAGAGGTTGAAATTGAAACTGAGTGGGTCGCTATGCATGGAGTGACTTTACTCTCAGATGTGCGAGATATTGAAAATCCGTTAGCAAGAGAGATTTTAAAGGTAACTTTTGAAACTCCTTTACTTCAAATGCCTGTGTTGCGTAAGTTGGTTCATGTGTGTCAAGCAGAAGTTCCTGCTGCATTTCAGAGGTTTCCCGAAAAGTTGGATAGAACTTTCGTGGACTTTAGCTTGTCTCCTTATATTAACGCTTCGTATCAGTTGAATTTGAGTGAGTATTTGTTCCGATTGTGCATCCAAACGGACTTCTTTTACTCTTTACCAGCTAAAACGATTCGGACTCGCATTTTAAACCACATGAAAGATTATCTGAAGGTTACTGAGTTGGAGAACTTGGTTATTTTAGCGATTGATGTTGCTGAAATTCCAGAAACCTCAGACTCGAAGGAGTACAACTTCAAGTACACTTCATTTTTAGGTTTGATTGCGAACCAATACTTACGAGACTTAGGGAAAACGGTCTTGATTGCAGCAGTTGAGAACGGTAATTGGCTCAGAGGTTCGGTTCGAGGTTTCCATTCGGACGTAGAGTATAGGGAATTTTTTGAACATCACAACTTTGATGCACAAGGTCACAAAGGGGCTTTTGGTTTAGTGTCTGTTAAAAGTGCTATAAACTTCCCTTCACTCGATAAAGACCTCGGTATCCTCGAAGACGGCGCAACTCAACAAGGTTTGAACATCCATGTGATGTCTAACTTATTATCTGAGTTTGACAAACTGAGGGAGTTAGCTTACGAAAACGAGTTTTTATTGAGTTCTCATTTTCATTCTATCTCATATAGTGGTTTAGCGTATTCTACGTTTACAGAATCAGCTAAAAAACGAGGTTATGAGGTAGACGGCATGTTTGTAGACTCTTTTGACAAAGAATTGAACCCTAAAAATGCTTTGATTGTGCCTTATTTATATGGCGATGAATTAAAATTGATATTGAGAAAATAGCTCTTGGAGGTTATTTTCAAAAATTTGAAAATTTCCTTTAAAATTAAGACTTATTTTCAAAAAACAAGAAATAGAAAGATAATGGTGACACAATGACACAAGTAAAATTGATGGTTGACTTAGGAAACTCAGAAACACGCGCAGTAGCGCAGATTATGGAAGAGGGTATCGTCAAGCACACTCGCGGTTATTTGCTTGATAACCACTTTGTAGTAGAGAACTTGGCGACTAAGGAAACTTACTCTCCTTACATTCAATCTGAGGATTTCAACAAGTTAGACTCTAATGTATTGGAACTTTCATTACAAATTGGAGCAAACAAAGTAGATAAATTGGTTATGTGGGGTGATTTAGCCACTGCAAACTTACCTAAGAAACTGCGTACACCAGTAAGCCACTTGGCTAAAGCAGATAACTTGATGAACTATGTGGTCTTGATTAACCTTATGGATAAAGTCTTGGATTGGGTCAATATGGTGTATCCTTCAAGTACAAAACAAGCTTTGTCTAAGGAAATCGAGTTTGAGTTGGCAGTTTTGGTTCCACCAGCACAAGCAGTTTCCGCACGTGAAACTTTTGAACAGAACTTAGTTCGCACTTTTACTTATAAGAACTTGTATGATGGAGCTGAGTTTAATTTAACCGTTAAGTCCGTTAAGGTTCTCCCAGAAGGATATTCTTCATTTTACTCAGTATTTTTGAGCTATGGAGACTTGAACCCTCGCCCTCGTTATGAAGACTTAGCTTCTCGAAATGTATTGATTATTGACTTTGGAGAAGGTACTACAGATTTGATTGGGGTATCCAGTCAGCGCTTGCTAGATGGTTTGAAACACACCATTAAGATTGGTGGTTCAACGATTTTGAGTAAAGTAAGAGCTTCTGTAAACAAGCGCCTTGGTTTAGATATTCCGATTGCAAGTTTCAAAGATGTACTGAAAACATGTGAGGTTCGCTATGGTTCAACGACTCACAAAGTTCGAGAAGATGTCGAACAAGCGATTTATTCGGTTGCATCAGACATTGCACAAGAAGTATTTACTTACTTGCGAGGAGCAGAAGTAGAGGTGTCTTCATTCGACCGTCTTTTGTTAGTCGGTGGTGGAGTTGTTCCAAATGGTTCAACCGTTACCATTTCTGAAGCTCTTTTGTCTGAGTTGCAACTAGAACTTCCAACTTTGGATTTGGTTGATTTGCAATACCTTGAAGAACCAGAGATTGACGGTATCCCCTTTGACCTCACAAGCCCACGTTACTTGAACATTTTAGGTTTAATGACTGCTTTTTCATTAGCACAGAAAACTCAAAAAGCCTAACATAGTTAGTTAAATAGAATTTGATGAGGTAGAATTGATGTCAGATTTTGACTATTACTACTTTGAACTGAGCAAATCGATTATTTCGGAGGTTGAGAATTTACTTCTCAGAGCGCATAGAACGGATATTCGATTTGTTTCAGGAGGTTCAAAGTTTCAACCTTTATCAGCAAGAAGTCACGCTAAGAAGATTAGCACGGCTGGGTTTCTATTAACGGCTGATGAAAAGGTTAAATTAGATGCGAATGCAACAGTGCGCGACACGGTGGGGCCAGACAGAGCGCATGTGATTACAACTGCTGATGAATTGATATTGTTGTTGGAAAGCGAACTAGGGGAGTCTTTAACTGCTCCACCTAAGAAAGAGGAGGTCGCACCTCCTCCAAGTCCAACTCCAACTCCACCGACACAAACCACTCAACTAACTAAGGAGAACACAACTTACTCTCCACATTCTCAAGCGGTATCCCCACTAACTCCGCAATATGGGGCAAATCCAGTTATTTCCAAAATGGAAACAGTTGAGCCTTCTAGTGGTTTCACACAAGTAGAGGAAACCCCTTTGGCAGAACCAATTCAAGAAGAGACTCCTTTACCCGTAGATGATGGTTTTGGTCTCACCTTGGAGGAAGAAGTTCAAGTCTTGCGTGCAGATAATGATCGTTTGCGTAGAGATTTGAAAGCTGCTAACTCAAATCAAGGTTCAGGGGTATCCTCAGAGCAACTTCAAAACCTGAAAGAGGATTTGGATTTAACTAAAGCAGAACTCGAAAATGAGCGTAACTCACACACTCGTACTAAAGAGACTTTGCAGTTAGTAGAGACGGATTTCGATAACAAGAAGATAGAGTTTGCTAAGTTAGAGGTTGCAAATGAGGACTTGAAAGCGAAACTTAAAGAGAGTGCAGTTGTTCCAACAACTCCTTTGAGCGTTCCTCGTAATGTAGAGATTTATGTGACGGCTTCAAGCTTAGATTTAGTTCCTTCTTATCAATACTTGTTAGTAAACATGAAAGACACTCTTGTGATTGACTTGTCACCAGAGAGCATTATGGACACCTTAGTTCGTATCACTAAGCGCAACCGTGTTGCTAAGTGGTTGTTAGGAGAGCAAAACATTCGTTCTCTTTACTCTCCTTATGATGAGATTAAATTGAGAGTAGCTGATGGTCTTGATTTGTTGACTTCTCCAAATGCTTTATTACCAGTAAATGTCTTATCAGAAGTGGATTGGGAACGCAAGTTTGATGATTTAGCTCGTTTAAATCGCCCAGTTGTTTTGTACTTAGGTTTGGAGACAAACAGAGGGATATTTGAATTTTTGAGTCGCTTAGACAAGCAAGCTAAAGTCTTGCGTTCTGGTAGTCCATTGAGTGAGCGTTCATGGTCTCGTGTAGTTCGTCAACACGAGGGTTCTGTAGAGGAGGTGTCGATTTGAGTTCAAGAATGACGTTGTCTGTGCGTTTAACTGAGGAACAGTCAAATTTAGTTGATGTCCTCCGTACAGAAAAGAAATTAAGTAGTTATATTTCCTTGTTGTTGGGTGCTTTACTTCAAGATAGGGTATCCACAACACAATTTTTGCTTGGTTTATCTGACCAATCGGTAGCTTATAATAGCTTACAAGAGTCTACCATTCAAGCGAACTTGTATGAGAAGTGGTTGTCTTTAAAATTAGATGTACCATTTGAAGATTGGGTCACAACTCTTCGCAGTGCTGAGATTAAGCACTTTGGTGGACTTGACATGCCTAAAGTGGATGTCAAATCGGCTTTGCTTGATTTGTTGGATGACTTAGGTTTAGAGTTGATTGAAAAGTGTTCAACTGCACAGTCTTATGAGGAAAACCTTCAAGCGGTATCCTCAACTGAGTTGGGTTCTACCTCTTCATTCTCGCAAGAGGTAAATCCTCACGACTTAAAGGATTTGGTAGCAAGCATGGTTCATGAAATTTTGTCCAACAAGTCTACAAATCAAGGTGTAGAGCAACCCCTCTCAGAAGCTCCCACAGAGCCACTGGTTGCAGTAGAGACGATTGAGAATACAAGTACACCTCAAGAGCTAGAACATGCACCAGAAGGCGCGACAGCGCCCAAAAACGAGGTTGTAGGACAGGAAGAAGAAATAGTTAATGAAGTTGAGGAAAAACCACAAGCGGTATCCACTCCTAGCGAACAAGATTCGTCTGAATCTGAGCTTAGTCCTCTAGTGGACACTTCAGCTCTTATGAGTGGTTTCGGTGAATAGAAAGTGAGGTGATAGCGTATGAATGATCAAGTTGATTTATTTGGCGATAGTTCATCTAAGCCAAAGTCTAACAACCAAGGTGGATTTGCTTCTAATCCTAACCCTCAAGGTGGTTTCCAAGGTGGTGGGTTTAACTCTAACTTTAACCAAGGTGGAGGTGTTCCTTTTAAGAACCCTCAACAAGAACCACCTAAGAAGTCACATAAGAAACTATGGATAGCACTTGGTGTTATTGTCACCCTCGGTATCATTGGTGCAGGTTCAACTTTGGCTTATAAACATAGTCAGAAAGTAGCGATTGAGAAAAAAGCAAAAGAAGACGCATTAAAAGACTTACAAGACAAGATTTCAAGTGGTGTTTCTCAGTTTTCTTTGGCAGAAGTCTCAGATACTTCTGAGACAAACGGTATTTCTTTATGGGATTTGAACTTAACCTATGTAAGCACCAACACTTCAAGAACCGACTTTGTAGGTGCAGTCTCAAAAGCAGTAACCGTTGACTTAAATGGTTCTGACGCTACGATTAAGTCTCCCAACTGGGAATATGTCGGTTGGGTTATAAAGCATGTAGACCATGATAAAATCAAGGCTTTAACGAAAGATTTGAAGAAAGACTCTTTCACTTACAAAGATGATTTAGTAGATGCTTACGCTAAGTACATCGCTCAGAATTTAGCGGATATGTTAGAGTACAAGAACGCTTATGTAGCTTCATATATGCAAGGTTCTGATATTCCAAAACCTTACAAAACTACAGAGGTTGCAGGAGCGGTATCCTCAGATAACAAGCTCACTGCTGAGTTCACAAACACTCTTGATAAAGAGGTCTTTAGTGCTGATAAACTGCACACTTCACAGGATTTCTTTGTGGGTGTCACAGAAGATAGCTATGGTGAGAAGAGTGAGAGTAAGGCTCACGCTGAATGGTCTGCAAGAGAGAAAGAACTTTCGACTTATATCAACAACTTGCGCCCTTACCTTGGTTTAAAAGCACGTGAAGTTAAACAAACCAAGAAGACAGATAAGGGTACAGAACAAGTAAATGTTGAAAACCCCAATACTTTCGATAAGTTAGACAATCCAACTTATGATAGTGCGGTATCCTCATGGCTTGAGCTGAAAAAAGTTGAGCCTAGTCCTTACACTTATGCAAATGGTGAGAAGAACCTTGATAAAGTCGTATCTTACGGTTGGGTAGGGTCAACATACATTGCAAGTAAAGAGAGCGATGCGAAAAGTACCAATGTTCATATCGGTTCAGGAAAATATGATGACCCAGTCACTTTAGGTACTCCATTTGTCACTAAAATGCAAGACACTTCTGGTAATTACCAAGATGTTCGAGTGACTGTGACTAAGGTTTTAGTAGGTGATGAGGCTATTAAAGATGTTCAAACCTTTAACGATAAGAACAAAGGTTTTACCAATGTTTCTGATTTAGTATTAGGAACTGTTCATTTTCAAGTGGAGAACTTGTCTGATAAGGAAATTGAGGTTGACTCTGAGTTTACGTTAGCGGATCCAGAGCAGAACCTCATTAACCGAACAGGTAACATGTATGGTCTTCCAGAGCGCTCGAAGATTGCTGCACGTGGAACTGCAGAGATGGTCGATTGGTTCAACACCAAAGAAACTAAGACTTTGAACTTGATGTGGGGTAAGACATTTAACCACAAGCACGAAGCAGTTTATATCAATGCTTTAGGTGATGAAATTTACGACCAATACGGACGTAAGATGGAGCGCAATACGAAGAAACTCGTAGAGAACAAAGCCCAAGCAGACCAAAAAGCTCTTGAGCGTTTGGCGAAAGAAGAGCTTGAAGCTCGTAAGAAAGCTGAGTTGGAGGACTAAAAGATGTTCAAACGTAAACAGAAAACTCCTAAAACCAACTTTCTTTCGGTATCCAATACTCCTCAAGTCAAACAACCAAAAGAACTGTTTTTAAAGCGGTTGGTGTCTTACTTTAAAACACACAAGAAAACACGCTTGTTTGTCTTTGGTTTGATTGGTCTAGCGGTGTCTTTAGCTTTGCTCTTCACTTTGTACAAGTTGATTTTGGTAGTCTTAGGTACTATCATGCAATTTTGGTTCCGTTATACAAGTAATGAAATCCTCTTGTGGGTACTAACTTTACTATGTTTCGCCATGATTTGTGGTTTCTGTTATTTCTTGTGGGTTCGTAGGTCTGAGTACCTAAAGAAAGAAGCACAAGAAGAACAACTACAAGCAAGTGAAGTAGTGGTAGATGAAGATTGGTTTCAGTCTGATAGTGGTTGGCAGTAAGGTTTGGAAAGGGGTATCACTCTATGTTTCGATTTTTCAAACGTTGGTGGTCTTCTTTGCAAGACCATACAAAAGGCGCACTGATTTGCCTTGTAATTATCTTTATTGCTTGGTTTTTCTTTAGAAATTCCTTTTAAACTAGATAGGAACACACTTCGGTGCGTTTTTTTGACTTTTCTCCTATTTTATGATAAAATAACTTTATAAAATTAAACTGAAGGAGATATTTTATGTCCAAAAATAATGTTCCCTACAATCAACCTATTGAAGAAAGTAAAGATAAACCTCTCTTTAATATTTTCACAAAAAGCAAGGTTCAGAAGTTATTGAACGAACAACTTGAATTTACTCAGGGTTTGCTAAAAGCTGAAAAACCAGTTACCGGTATCCTCACGGTCGCTTCTGTTGAAGATACAGATGAGGAAGAAGCACATGGAGAAAGTTTACTAACTTGTTCAAATCATCTGTACTACTCGCTTATGTTAGGCGCGCTTGATACTATTTTAACTTCTATGGATGAAGGTGATAATTTAGGTGAGTTTGGACTTAACACTCAAGATTTAGCTTCTGAGGTAGTTGATTACTTATTTAATCGCGTCAATACTGCTTTGAACATTGAGTCAGGTGAGGTTGATGACTTAAATAACTTGTTAGAAACTCACCCAGAGATGGAAGATTTTGTAAGTAATCACTTTTCGTCTTTTATTTTCGTATCTGATGAAGGTTAACTCACATAGGGTATCACCTTGACAAATCACCCTTTTTATGCTATTCTAATAAAGAAGTAAGTGAAAGACTTCAATTCGGTCAAGGATGCTTGGTGGTGATTGCTAGACCGAAAAAGAAAAACGAACTCACAATTTAACAATGTTAGAGAAACCACGAAAGTGGTTTTTCTTGTTGACTTATCTACTTATTTGTGGTATAATTAAATAAACTTAAAAATTAAGGAGTTAGAAACTTATGACAAAAACTAGTCCAGCTATGGATTTAAAAGAACACAAACAATTTTGGGAAGACCGTTATGTCTTACATTGGTCAAATCGTTGAGAAATTGCCAAAAGATGATGAAAGCATGCTTGCCTTGGTTAAAGACAACGAAGATGTCCGTAACTTGCTTGACCTTCATTTTGCAAGCGCAGAGCGTTTGCTAGGTAGCAAAGACGAAGAAGAAGAAGAAGAAGCGTAAACCTATGGAAAATACAGATTCAAATGTTTTGGAAACCCAACTTCTAATTGGAAAAGGAGTCTTAGAAATCCTCTTGGACTTGGTAAGCGATAAGAATAAAGAAGGAGCGGTCTTACCTCTTGATATGAACGGTCGAAAGTTCACGATTACAGTTGAAAAAGACTGACTTCCCCATGTACTTGCAATAGCTTGTACACTTATAATTCGAGAAAAGAAGGTACTTAATGGTCTAAATGTGCCTTTTTTCTTTTTTACGGTATCCTCTATTTCACAGTTCCAATCAAAGACAGGTTGGAACTTTTTCTTATTTTTCACTTTATTACTTGCAATTATTCTCTCTATTTGCTATACTATATTTAACAAGATTTGAGGAGAAGAATTTTATGATTGCACAATATGTCAACGAATTACCAGAGGATTTGCAAGTTTTATTAGCTATGCGCTCTGCTTTTCAAATTTGGTTTGAAAATAGTAGGTACTTACAAAGTATTAGCGCAGAGGGTTTAAAACAAGATGGAGTGGAATGGTTCTGTACTTCAAATACCTTTAGTTACACAGTCTTAAGACAATCAGGACGTCCATTTGTGTCTTTGTATTTTACTGTTGCAAACAATGGTTTAGAGCTGACTTTAATGGCTCAAAACTACTATCACGGTAAGTTGGTGGGTACAAAAGCACTTGAGGGTGTTGCCTTTTCAGTAGAGGATTTTAAAGTCTTACTAGATGTTGTTCCTCAAACTGCTTATGTTTCTATTCTACGCTCTTTACCTTTCTTCTTTAGTTTAATTGGGTTAGAAACTCAGTTTCAAGCGTATCAACATCGTTTTGCGGTTCTCAATGGTTGGGTTGGAGGTTAAATTACATGGTTCAATCAGAAGTAGAAGTAGTTAAAATTAACTCATTGTTTCAAAAAGTTTTGTATAAATGGTTAGAAGGTTGTAGATTTATTTCGTTCAACATTGAGAGAGACACGCCTTCTTATGAAGTTTATATCAATAAGACTACTTTCAGTATTACTGCCTTTCGAGGTAATCATTATCCAAGTGTGAACATTTCGTTTATGGTAAACTCTCCTAGTCCTTCTTATGAGTATTGGGTCAATGGAGTTGCTGATTTTGACATTAAGTCTAAGGTAGCTTTCTTTGGTAGAGGAAAACTGTTGTTGGAGTTTTGTCGTGGTAGTTTAGGTACGGACTCTTCTATGTGGTATCCGTATGTTGCTGAGATTTTAGCTCCTTTAAACGAGTCTCAACGTTTCACACTAGAGATGACTTTAAGAGATATTCTTACAAAGTTGGATAAAGAAGTGAAACGTAGCGCAGAATTTGAAGCAGAATTTAGAGAAAGGATTTCACATGGCAACTAAACAACTTGAGTTAATTGATTTGTACCACCTATTAAAATTGGTTGTAAATACTTGGATTGATTTAATTCCCTTTCAAAACTTTGAATTTAGCTCAGAGAGTTCCACATTTTCCTATACTATAAACTCTAAAGAATTTACGTTAGCAACATATAGACCTAGTGGTTTACCAAGTACAACTCTTGCTATTACTAGACACTCTAAAATAAGCCACGGGGTATCGGCAGGTTTGCTTTTCTCCGCTGCTTTTCGTTCTTATCGTAATGGTAAGGTTGAGTTTGAGTTTAAGGAGTCTTCACTGGATGAGTACAACTCTAATTGGCATGAATTTGTCAGACAGTTTTATTATCCTATAAGCAATTCGCAACGATTAAGTTTCTATGAATCTTTATTTGAGTTGCAACTAATTTTACAAGATGAATTAAATCGGTTGAACAAAGAGTTTAATCAAGTTGTATATTGGACTGATTTTAATGGGGGTGTTAAATGATAAACTTAAAACCGTACACAAAAGAACAACGCTTTGCTCTAGTAGCAACTGCTTTGGTTGATACTTGGGAGAAATTAAGAAAAGAACTAAACGGACCAGCTACCACTGAATTTAACGCTGATACAATGATTTTGAACATTGATAATCAAGGTTGCTTTGTAAATGTTCTCAGACAAAATTACTTGACATGGTACACCTTTAGTTTTACGTTTAACAAAGACAAGAAACTCGCTTTTGCCGTGACTCCTTATGTTAGAAATAATCCTCAATTTAAGGAAGTTACAAGCGGTATCTTCACAGCTCATAGCGATTTTGAGAAATTAGCTTCAGATTTATCGTCTGACTATTTAGCTCCATTTGTAAATAATTTATTGCTTATTTTTAGCGAAGATAACACATGGTCTCAAACTTTTAACCATTTCTTATCGACTTCTTTGCAATTTCTTCCTACTGCTAAACAGTTAGCAAAAAGACAACATGCCACAAAAGTAGATGCAAGAAAAGAACTGAGAACAACGTTTCTCCGCATTTCTGATTTCTATAAAACTCTTTTATTACACTCTGTGTTAGTTGATAAATCTTACTCCGTAGAAACTTCAAACGGAAGTTTGGATATAACTGCTAGTGGTTTGTGTTATCAAGTTTCAACTGAGTCAGGTCAATTCTACACTTTCAATATGTATAAAACAGTAGGTGAAAGAGACAAATATAGTTATAATTTAACTAACGATAAAGGTTCTTTAGGTAGATTTACAGATTATGGTATGTTCTATGAAGATGCTGATCACCTATCAGGTTTACTTCCCGGAGAGGATATGTTAGATTTCGTCAAGGAATTTGAGTCCTTGATTACAAAAGTTGGTCTTTGGTCTGCATACACAAGTTTAGGTTATGTGAAATAAAGGAGAGAAAGATGTTCCAAACACTAGACAACCGAACGCAACTAGCGATTATCATTATGGCGACAGAGAAAGTTTATTCTAATTGGGTTGAGAACTACAACCCCTCTCGACCTTTCAAAAGAGATGTTAACGATAAATTTAACCTTTATATCCGACCAGATGAGTTGACTTTCCATTTATGGAGAAAAGGTAGCGACTGTGCCTTTGCAAGCATTCTCATGCAATACCAACCTCAAGGTCATTGCTACATTTCTGTAGAAAATTACTTTAGGGGTATTGCAAAAGATACCATTGACTTAAACAACCCTCATGCTACCTTTGATGATTATTTGAGGTTAGCAAATAACTTCCCAGAGCAAGCAGTAGATTTAATTGTGAAAGGGTTATTTGCGGGTATGGAGAATATCGGCTTATTGTCTGAGTTTTCTTACTATGTAGGAGTTGCGACTAACTTATTAGATTTGAAAGATTAGACTACATAAGGAGCGGTTGCTCCTTTTCTTTTAGTGGTATCCGACTTGAAAATTCTCGATTTTTATGATATAATGTACAATATTGAACGGAAAACATCCGGCAGTTTAGAAAACGATTAGAAAGAAAAATAAGATGAATAATTTAGACATGTCCAAAATCGTCTGGGTGGTGGATTTCAACCACTTAGTCCATAAGTATTTCCAAGGTATGCGTGCCAAAGGTGTCACTTTGTCTGCGGAGGTAGAAGTTGAGAGATTAGACTCTATGGGGTCTGTTTATACAGAAACAGTTGTAGTAGATACTACGGTATTGTCTGCAATGTTGAAGTTCTTTGCGAACCGACTTTCAGGAGCAGGATATAACCCTATGGTGGTTTGTGCTGACTCTAAGATTTGGTCTCGCAAAGAGTATATGAAAGATTTATTGAAACGTGAGGGTAAAGGTGGAACTTATAAATCAGGTCGTCCGAAGTTAGCACCAGATTGGTGGAACTCTGCAGAACTCTGTTTAACTCTTTTGAAGAAGATTGGAGTCTGTGTCCTAAAGAAAGACAATTACGAAGCAGATGATTTGATTGCAGAAGCTGTGAGAGTTGCTAAAATTCAGTACCCAAATAACCCAATCTGTGTATTGACTGGAGATTTGGATATGGTTCCTTTAGTTGATGACCAAGTGTCTGTTTATATGTACCCAGCAACACAAACCTACGCAGAACAAGGGTATCCCGAACTCAACAACTACGAGCAAATTACTCCTCGCACTTACAAGCGTATGTTAGAGCGTAAGTCTTCTGTTAAGAAGTTAGGTGGTTTTGCTGATTACAATACTTTGTTAGCTACTAAAATTATTCGTGGGGATAGTTCTGATACCATTCCTTGTATGAAAGGGTTTTATAGAAAGCCAAAACGTTTGGTTGAAATTCTTGAGCAAGCAGCTTCAGATAGTGTGTTCAAAGAGTTCCGTTATGAACCAAGTGAGGTCTTCTATGAGTATAAACCAACTGGAAAGCGGTATCCGATTTTGCCTTACAAGCGCCAAGTTGATAGATATACTCTACCTAGTCTAGCCGAAGTTCCTTTCTCTACGGAAGGTTTGTCTCCTTTGTTTATTGCAAAAGATTGGTTTGTAAAGATTGAAGAACCGACTGAACAAGTTGAGCAAATAGTTTCAGTCTTAATGAAACATAATTTGACTGAGGAAGAAGGAGAGCAGTTTAAGGATAGATATAGAGCTATGAACTTAAATGGTGCTTTCTTAAATATGCGCGAGCCAAAACTCCGAAGAAAACCGTATCGACTGTTAGAGCCTTTAGAATATGGTGCTGATTATGTCATTCCACCGTTGGACTTAGCTTTACTGACGGTTGAAGCTCTCAAGTTCCAAATTCACATTTAGATAGGGGATATATTGATGAAATATACGTTGATTTTCTCTCCTATGGAGGGTGAAGAGAAAGGTTTCGACTTTACGGTAGTAGATCGAGTGTCCTTTGGTACTTATAACATATTACAAGATAAAGGGTTTCCGATTGATGAATTAAAAGAAAACACAATCTTGGTAGCAGTTCATCCTAATGTCGGCAGTCGATTTGATGGAGTTCGAGGAATGTTCACAAAGGAGATTGGCTAACAGTATGGTACATTTAAAAGTGTTTGAAGCTTTTGCAGGTGTAGGTTCTCAGCACATGGCTCTAAGAAATTTGGGAGTTGATTATGAGGTTGTAGGGGTATCCGAAATCGACAAATTCGCCCATCAGTCTTATGAAGCCATTCATGGAGAGACCAAGAACTTTGGAGATATTTCAAAGTTGAAACCAGAGGACTTACCAGACTTTGACTTGTTTACATACTCTTTTCCTTGCACGGACTTAAGTTCCGCAGGAAAACAACGTGGGTTTGAGAAGGGTTCAGGAACGTCCTCTTCTCTTTTGTGGGAGTGTCAGCGATTGATTGAGGGTAAGAAACCAAAGGCTTTGTTATTAGAGAATGTAAAAGCTCTAAATAGTGCGAAGTTTCGAGACGGTTTCCATTCTTGGCTTTCCTTTTTGAGAGGTTTAGGTTACACGAACTATTACGGTGTTCTTAATGCAAAAGACTTTGGACTCCCTCAAAATAGAGAGCGTATTTTCGTAGTCTCTATTTTAGGGAAACATAAATCGTATCGTTTTCCAAACGGATTTGATAATGGTTCAACTATGGCTCCTTTGTTGGGTAGTGAATTAGATACGAAGAAGTGGCACAAGCAGTACAACATTGACCGTTTTACTTATGAACTAAAAGATAAAGGTATCGTGCATTACTTAGGTCGCTTTAATGTTCCGATTGATTATAAGTTAGATAAATTGAAAGAACAAGGTTTAGCGGACATAGACCCTTCAACCATTAAAGAGTCTATTGGCATGCGCACTCAGTGCCTTTTTCCGACAGGAAAAGCAAGTTGCATGTTGGCTTCAGACTACAAGTACCCTAAAACAGTAGTTGAGGGTGTAGGTTGTGAAGTTCCTACGAAACTTTATCTTTCGAGTGCAAGTGACCTTTTAGCTCGTCCTTTTGTGGAATATGAGAGAGGTTTGACTTCAACAAGAGAAGAACTCGCAAAAGACCCAACTGTATTGTGGTTGTCTGAGAAAATTGTAAACAAACCTCAAGGATTGTTTAACTTAGCTTTGATGTTGTCTGATAATCAGACAGAAGAACAGAAACCTTTGAGTGGTTTCTATTCCATGCGGTATCTGACTCCTGGTGAGTGCTGGAAGTTTATGGGGTTCTCCTATGAAGATTATAGTAAAGCAAAAGCAATCGGTTTGTCCGACTTGCAATTATACAAACAAGCAGGAAATTCGATTGCAGTACCTTGTTTAGAAGCATTATTTAAACGGATTTATGAGTCTTTGGAAGATTAAAAGAAAATGAAGTCATGTAAAGTGAGGTGTTGAAGTGACTGTTTTAACTGAATTTAAGAGATTAGCGAACGGTTCGTTAAGTTTGGATGAGTTTAAATCTAGTGTAGTGCAGTTCAATCAGCACTCTTTAATAGAAACTTTTGATTATTTAGTTGAGTATAAATTACTTTGGAAGGTTGTAGACTGTGATTCTAAAGGTGCAGAAACTTCCTTGGTAGATTTGCTCTTTGAAGTGGTTTACCCAGAGATAGCAGATGGTGTTGTCTTACCTGTAGGTTTTCAGCAGTCTATGTCTATTTTTTCCAATTCCACGGTTTCGTGTGGTAAAGATGCAGATTGTGTTCGCATGGTTTATGTGTCTTTGTTAGATTATGTAGAGCTTTATTTCGGTACAGGTTATAGAAACGCCATGAAAATCAAGCAGTACCAAAAGAATCAAGCTTTAGTTGAAGGTCATGAAGCAGTAGCTAACTTACGAGTAGGTGAGGTAGTAGGGTATCCACAAACTTTACCAGAAGTCGTACCCCTACAACGTTTAGATGAATTAGAAAGTGGAGAAGATTAAATGAGTGGAGAAGAAAAGAAGTTCAATTCAGTAAAACAAGATAAAGTGTTGAAAAACCTTATGCTTTTTAACCAAAAGATTTTGAAAGATAAGGATAAACTTGAAGGGGTTATGGAATTATCCATGCACAAAGACTCCAATGGTGACATGTCGGCTTCATCTTTTATTGCAGTTTCTAAGACTAATGTTTATCAAGCATTTGAACTATTGCTAAAACAAGGGGTTAGTCTGTTTGATGTTAATGGTTCTTTTGCTACTCTTGGTTTGTCTACGGATGAAGTGATGCGGGAGTTGTTCTTTAACTTTATGCGTATTATTACTGAGAAACTACTTGTGAGTGATAAACTTAACAACTTAAAAGAGATTGAGGAAACAAATCCTCAAGTTAGAGACTTCGTACAAAATCACATGCAAGCTTTAATTTCTTACGGTATTTTAGGTGTAGATGATAAGTAAGTTTAGGTAAATAGTTGAGCAAAATATCTAAAGACATAGCTTTAGATATTTTTTATTTTATTTTAGATAGTGTATTTACTGAGTTTTCTTGAAATTAAGGTTGTGTACGTTTAGTTTATTTGGGGTTTTTAATTGATAATAATTTTAAAGTTTCTTATGTGAAATAATTGCAATTTTTCCATTTTTGTAGTAAACTAATATTATCTATTATACGAGATAATTAGAAGGGGGTTTTTATGATTAAACCAGCTCATACAACCATAGAGGAAAATAAACTAATTGATACATTGGGTTCTTTTGCTTCTGTTTTGGAGGTTTTATCTACTGAGGTAAATTATCCTTTGCAACCTAAATATGTTAAAGTTAATTCCAAATACTCAGTAGGTTTAAAAGTTTCAAGAAACTTGCATGCTTCAAGTGAGTGCAAAGTTGAGATTGAGTTGCAAGTAGTAAGTAACTCATCTAAGTTGCCAGTACATGTAATTACACTAACTAAGCAAGGGTATCTTTCGGATGCAAGCTCCATTTATTATACTGTCTACAGTAAGCCTTATTATAGAGGTAGTGTTAAGTCAGATTTAGTTAGTGGTCGCACTACTTATTTGATTACAGTTTCAGATTTGGAAACTGTTGTTTTAGGTGATAATTTAAAACCTGATGTGTTTAAAGCCTTTAGTTTAGGTTTACCATCATTGCTAGACTTTCTGTTTACAAGTTGTGGTCTTAACTCACATGGTGTAAAATAGAGACTTGATAATGGTGATTTGTTTGAGGAGGGTTGTAGAAAATGTTGACTGAAAAGGAATTTTGTCATCTTCGTTTAGGTTTTGACACTTTAATTCAAGATTTTTTGAGCAGTAAGGTACTAAATAAGCATTTGCCTAAGATGAAATTGACAAATGATGGTAAGATTATTGGTTCTATTTATAATGATGTTATGAGACATAATCCAAATCTCCATTTACGCTTTTATAATCGAAGCAAACGACAAGTTTTTCAGTTAATTATTACAAATTACTTAGATATTTTAACTAAACCAACAGAGCCTTATATTGTATATGCGGAAGCAAATCATTACAATTCAAAAGGTGAGATTATTGAAGTCAATCAGTTTGAAGTTTCACCAAACGGTAGATTTGAAGATTTAGTTGGTTTGTTAGAATTTATGAAATACAACTACTTAGGAAACTTACTTTTGCGGTATCTATACGATCTTTATCCGGATTTGAAAGATATGTGAGGTTTTAATGAGTAAATTGACATCTAGTCAAAAGGAATTATCTGAACGTATGCTTTATCTTTTTAGGTGGTTAGAGATTACGTCTACCGATTTTGATTATTTTAATGAGCAATTTGAGTTCGATAAAGACTATACTTATGATTTTACCGCATTTGGCAGAACCTTTGATTTAAAGGTGTATCGAACTTCTACAACGTTGCCTTTATACACTTTAATTTTAAGTAAGGAGTTAAATAGTTCTGAGTTACACTTGGAATTAAAGACTTTTAAATACGGGAAATTAGTAGGTAGTTCTAAAGTTATTGCACATGATTTAACAATTAGTTCTTTTGGTAGTTTAGAATTATATTCAGTGATTTCAGACATTAGAAGTTATGACATAGTTAAAGTACTATTGAAAGGTTTGGAACGGTCTTCGTTTTGAAGTTTAAAGGGTGGTGAAATTGGTGTCTAAACAATCTAAAGCAGAAAAACTAGATAGGATAGTTGATAGACTGCTGCGTTTAAACTATCAGCTTGGTCTTTCTTTTCGAAAACGAAAACCGTTTGATATACTGTTTGAATTAAAACAGCTTGATGGTTACAAAGGTTTGATAGAATTTAATCGAGAAGATTCAAATTTAACTTTCGGTATCTCTCTTTTAACTACCTTTGGTTCACCGTTGCATAGGTTTGAAATTAGTCTTACTTCTAAAATGTTTGAGGACAATACAACGATTGAGTTTTGTACTTTTACGAGCTTGCCTTATAAGAGAGGTCAAGTTTTAGAAGATTTAAAAGTGAGTTTTACAACTCAAATTCCATTTGAGACTTATATTCAAGAGATGGTCGTAACAAGTTGCAAACGAGATAATTTACTGACTCCTTTAGTTGTTTGTTTGGAAAGAGCAAGTAATTTAATGGAATTAGAAAAGAATTTTAGGGATTGAGAGATAGATTAAGGGGTTTACAATGCGCAAACTAACATGGACAACCGAAGAAAAGAAAGAATATGTAGCAAAACAACTTAAACGTTATTATGAGTTTTTAGTTTCTCTTTCTGAACTTAAGTTTGAAGGTATTTACACTACTAAGATAGAGTGTAATTCTAAATACGACTTAGATGTGATTGTTAGTGCAATCGACACTAAAGCTTATAGCACCTATGAGTTAGGTTTAACGTTATACAAGAAAGAAAATGGTGTTGCTCAACACTCCTTTAGATTAGCTTTAGATAATCCTAAAATGTTTAGAGGTTATATGTATCAAGGTTATAGCACTCCTTGTTTTAGAGGTAAGTTGCAGACTAACCAATCTGTACAATTTATGCGTGATTACTCAGATTTATCAGATTTGAGAAAATTAATAATTGAGGGTATCCAAAAGGAAGAACTACTCTCTGCTTATTTTGATGTGATGCCTAAGTTGACGGATTTTGTAAACTCGGTTCACATTAAAGCAGAGTACCCACATTTAAAGGTTGAAGGTTTAGATTGATTAGATAGGAGAATCTTATGACAGAAAACGTTTTGCACACAAGGGAAAACGAAGTTTACTTAGCTTTAAAGCTGAGGGAATTGTACGCTTATTTAGAGAGTTTAGCTGCTGTTGGTTTTGTAGAAGATATTCATACTACAATTACTTGCAACTCTAAGTATGATTTAGATTTTGGATTGAGTGCAGTACCTCGTAAAACTCACAATTCTTATACAGTTACCTTGACTTTGTATAGGAAATCAAATAACGTAGCCCAACATACGATTGAGTTAGGTTTAGATAAACCAACTAGCTACTTGTATGATTTAACTTACACAGGGCATAGTGCACCTTGTTTTAGAGGTAGGTTGCAGTCAGATAAAACAGCTAGTTTCATGGTCTCTATTTTAAGTGATAATACGGTTCTTAAATTAGTATCTGAGGGTATTCCTAAATCTGAGTTAATTTCTGCTTACCTTGATGGTTTTACTGATTTGATGAGTTTTCTTAATCTACAAAGAAGCTAATTCAATTAGTTTAAGTTGTAAGTAACTCAACTCGGTATCCTTTTTCTCTGAAGGTTTCCGTTTATTAGATTTTGAAGGAGATTAGTAAAATGGCACTAACAAAGAATAGACAAGCTTTAAGCGACTATTTAGTAAACTTTCTGCGTAAAGAGTGGGGTCAAGAACCTTATACAAATGGAGTAGTCTTTGATACTTCACTTATTTATGAGTTTCGCTTTCTGAGAGACGGTTTTGAAATCGAACTTGCTTTGTATACTTACAATGTAGATAGAGAGCATGTTTTAAACTTTGACCTTGAAGATGATTATGTCTATTGCCGAAGTGTTCGCAAAGGTTACACTAAAGATGGTGAATACCAAGAAGTTCGCTTTAAATTAGACTATGAAGAATTTATGTCTAAAAAATTAAGTAAGTTCGAAGATTTAATTGAGTTTATAAGTTCTGATGAGGTGGCACGTGTGCTTTTAAATGCTTTGAAAGAGTTAATGGCGGATGTAGATTGATGAATTTAACCTCTGAAGAGCTATGTCGCTTTGGGGCAGTAATTAACAGTTTACTGGAAGACTTACCTAAACTTACACATCATAAAGATGGGAAACTTCCTTTAAATAATCAGAAATATACTTACTCTTATATTCAAGATGTAAACCGACTTTACATTAGCTTATATTGTAATGGTCAAGACGCTTATTATTTTTACATTGAGCTAGATTCCGATTCTGACACTTATGTGATGAGAGGGTGGTCTTACTTTAAAGGTAAACCAGACAATTCAAACGCATTTACAGTATTTGTAAACTTGTCAGATAAGTGTATCACGTGGGGAGATTTAGACCTTATTATTGATTCTATTTCCTCTAAAGAGCGTTTTATAAATTTGTATACTGCTTTATGTTTAGTTTCTCAAAACAATACCTTTTTTGAGTGGAAAGATTGAGGTTTTGTATGGATTCAAAAGATGGTTTATTGGTTTTATCTAACGGAATTACTTTTCCGTATAACCCTTATATTTTCAACAGAGACTCGTTCATTGCTTATTCCATACAAAGGGGTGAGTGGAAAGTAACAGAAGAACTTCTTTTGCGTTTAATTCCTTTCCTAAATGTAACTGAGGTTAATTTCGTAGGGAAGAGCCAAGTTGTCGTTAAAAGTGCAGAAAACTTTCATGTAGAGGTGAAGTTCACAGATAAGAAGATTACTTATGTACGTGTGATTCAGTTTTTCAAATGTCAGACTCAAGGTTTTGAGTTAGTACCATACAAAACTATGAGAGGGTATCTTCCTTGTGATGAACTTCCAATTTCAGTTGAAGAAAAAGTTTCAATTCCGTTATCCCAATTAGAAATGGAATTGGGTGCTTTGGTTTCGGTTATGTTGACTAAGTTTTATGGGTTTAAGTTTGAGATGGGTTTAGATTAGAGAGTGATGGGTTGATTGAAGATGAACTTAGAGAGTAAATTAGATTTATTAGCAGAATTACTTTACCATTTACACAAACTGCATATTTCAGAAGTTGAACGGTACGGTAAATTTAAAGTTTCTGATACAACTTGGTTTCAAGTAAGGGACACTCCTTGGAACTATCTTGAGATTGAGGTGTATACTGAGAAGAAAAGACATACAATTTCTTTCGATGCTTACGATTATAACCTTAGTCAGTTGAATGGCTGGCGTGTTCAGAGCTTAAGCGCACCTCAAGTTATTTCTTTTGGGGAAATAGAGGTTGATGGGGTTAGATATGAACATCTTTCACCTTCTATCATTCGACAATATATTGAGAATATACCAACAGTAGCCTTTGTTGATGCTTTTATTAAAGGTTTGAAAATATTGTTAGCATACACAGACTAAATAGATTAGGAGTAATTTTTGAGCAGTTTAGATTTAACGTGTGTTTCCTTCTTCGCAGGGGTAGGCGGTATCGATTTAGGGTTTGAAGAGCAAGGGTTTAAAACAATTTACGCAAATGAGTTTGATGAGAAAGCAAGAGAAACCTTTGCTTTAAACTTCCCTCATGTTCAGTTGGATGGTAGAGATATTCGAGAAGTTCAAGCTTCTGAGGTTCCTATAGTATATATTATTGTTGGTGGGTTTCCTTGCCAAGCGTTCTCAACAGAAGGGTATCAACAAGGTTTCCACGATGAAAAAGGTCGAGGTACATTATTCTTTGAACTGGCTCGTATCATCGAAAAGAAACAACCTCGCGCCATTTTCTTAGAGAATGTAAAGAACTTAGTTCGCCATGACAAGGGAAACACTTTAAGAGTAATTTTAAAGACTTTAGAGGACTTGGGTTACTATGTGACTTACCAAGTGATGAATGCTGCTGAATATGGTAATATTCCACAAGGTAGAGAGCGAATTTACATTATGGGGTTCAAAGATAAAGCGGTATCTGAGCGTTTTCAATTTCCCGATAAAGTAGCCTTGACCAAGACTGTCTTTGATGTGATTGACTTCAAAACGAAAGTAGATGAGCAGTATTATTACAGGGAAGATAAACATTATTATCCTTTGTTAAGAGATAATATTGTGTCTGTAGGTAGTATTTACGAATATCGCAGAGGAAATACGATAAGAGAAAACAAGAGTGGTGTTGTACCTACATTATTAGCTTCTATGGGGACAGGCGGAAATAATGTACCTCTGATTTTAACAGAAAGTGGAGACATAAGGAAAATGACTCCAAGAGAATGTTTCAATACACAAGGTTTTCCTCGTTCGTATCAATTCTCGGAGAGAATGGCAAATAGTCACTTGTACAAGCAAGTGGGGAATAGCGTTGCGGTACCGGTAGTATCAAGGATTGCGGAGCAGATTAAATTGGCTTTAGAGAGTGAATAAGAAGAAGATGAGCAAAAACAAACGACAACAACTCCAACAAACATTGGAAAAGACCTTTGATAAGGTAATTGGTTTAGCAGACGATGTAAATGGTGAAACAATTGAAGTTTCTGCTAAGTACTTGGTTTATGTAGAGCTTGCAAAAGACTTAGTTTATCTATCATTAGAGAATAAGAAGTCAGGTAAGAGAGTTCACGAATTGCATATTTCGGTATCGAAAGATTTAGATGTTTTCTTCTCAGGTGATACTTATGGGTCTTTCAGTTCTTTACCACTTAAAACTTTAGAGCATATTGTACAATATGCTGCAAAAGGAACTCCACAATTTACACGTGGTTTTGAGATTTTGGTAGAATCGATTTCTACGGAATTCCAAGTGTCTTGTTTCTTGAGTGCTTTGGAAGAGGTAGTTAGTTAATTTTTATTTAGGAGGGTATAGTTAATGGTAAAACTAGCAAACAAACAGACAGTAGAATTATGGCACTACCTAAGACAAGGTTTTGAAGAAATGTTGAACTCTGATGAGAACCGTTTACCGGTGAAGTCAGTTAACCAAGTTTCTCCTAGCTATAAGTTTTCTGTGTTATTAAGTGAGTCTGTTTTTCAAATACGACTATTGAAAAATACACTAGAAACTAATTTAGATACTGATTTAGTTCATGAGATTGAGATTTATTACGATAGGGTACTAGGTAGATTTTCTTTTAGGGGTGTTTCTTGTAATCAGAAAACTGGAAAAAGGAAGGGTGTATCTACCGTAGCTTATTTACAAAATCTACTAGATGGGTATATTTTTAAACAGATTTTAACTGATTTGGTTGAGAATGTAGCTACAATTAAGCAAGTTGAGTATTTAAACTTAGGTATTCAGTTATCAGGTCTTGGTTTTGATGTGGTAGAGGGTTGATAATATGAGCAAATACAAAGGTTTAAAAAGAGACCAACTTGAAGAGTTGGTAGTAGAAAAACTTAATTTCTTCTTGAAATATTTAGATGGTCAATCTTCTTATCCTATGGGTAAGTTCCCCACGGGTATCCCTTCCCCATGTGGAGGAGACTACCTCATTTGGGTAGGTTGCTCTGAGGGTACAGTTTCCTTTACACTACAAGATACTAACGGTTTTGACTACCATAACATTAAGATTGATAAATTTGGCGGTAGTAGACAAGTTGTAGAACTTGCAAGTCGTCCGTTTAAAGAAACTGGAGAAATTTGGTTTGGTAAGTCTTTCAGTCTTCATTGTGATTGGGATGATTTACAAATGAGTCCAACTATGTTCACCAAACAGTTGTTACCTTATATTCGTAAGAAAGACCAAGTTTTAGCGTATTGGTTAGGTCTAACTGCGGTTCAAGATTATTGTTAGAAAGGTCATTGTATATGTTTAAAGGTTCAAGAGGAGTTCGTCTTCTATATAAAAAGAAAGATTGTGGTTATGACTATATTCAACCAGTAATTTTACCAAGTGGTGAGAAGGTTTTGGTCTATGGGAACACTTTGGAAGGTTGTCCTATATCTACGGTTGCTGAGGTGGAATTAAAACGAGCAAGTGACCTAGTTTATGCTCAAAGTAGAATTATAGAGATTGAGGGGTATTTACCTTTGCACGTTGTTCCTAATTGGGAAACTTTATTGGGTTATTCTGAGTTATTTGAAGATTAAGCAGATGTTGTAGATGGATTTCAGAAACAAAGAAAAACAAGCCTTATTAGATGACCTCCTATACTTGTGTGATTGTGTAATAATTTAAAAGTTACGCAGAAGTATGATACTTATTATGAGGTAGATGAGCATTATCCTAATATAGAAATTACTTTACTAGTAGGTGAGCGTAGAAAGGTTCATTCTTTAGAGTTAAACTTCCTACCTTGGAGGTTTGAGCATAATGTTCACCTTATGTCTTCGTATCTTTTAGATAGTTTTGACTGGAAAGAGAGTAATGTTTGGGTTAGTTTTGCAAACACTAAACAGTTAGAACAAGTATTAGCTGACTGGATAAACTCTATTCGCAGTCCTTTACAAGTGCAGCTTTATTTGGATATTTTGCAAAATCAGTTAAGAGGTGTTTATTATGGTGTTTAAAAGTAAAGTAAAAGAGTCTTTATATCAAGAGTTGAGAGCTTTCATTCTTCGGTATCAATCAGGACTTGTGCGTAACACAGTCAAACCTATGGATACTACTGATATGTTGACACGGCAGATTTTTGTCCACCTCAGAATTACTGAGGATAACGCAGTTTTAGTACATTTAGTAGACAAAGAGGGTTATCCGCTTTTTAAACTAGAGTTTTATTTTGGTGTTGCAGATGGTGTGAACTATGTAGGTATTAAATACAGTGACGTTGATGGTTTAGGTTCATTACAAACTTTTCCTTTAACCGATAACTTAGCTATTGATAACTTTTTAGTTCAAATAATTAAGTTTATTCCTTCTGAAACTTACATCAAGCATTATTTGACAGTGTTTAAAAAAAAATCAAGTTCGAACATGGTTAGTATAAAATTAGTGAGGTAAAAACAATGGAAAATCAAACAATTTCCACACGTGGAATTCGTCTATTATTCGATGCACAAGGTTATGGTAAAGATTATGTTCAAGCAGTGATTCTCCCTGATGGTAGGAGACTGGTGATTACAGGTTCTACTTATGGTATGGGTGCTCCGCTTTCTGCTTTAACTGAAATTGAAGTGAAGCGTAAATCTGATTTAAAGTGGGCAATTAAAGACCTAGTTAACCAAGGGTATCAACAAGTTGATGGTTCTCGTATTTATGATGAATTGCGTGAGTTTGATAAGTTAATGCCTTATGGTATTTAGACTTTAGTAGGTAGAGAAAGAGAATAGGTGCTAATATGAATAACATTCAATTTCGTTTTGAAACCGCTTATGGTTATGATTTCGTCCAATTTGTGATTTTGGATGACGGTCGTAAATTTGCAATTACTGGGCAAATGGGAGTCGGTTTTGCGATTTCTCCTAGATACACGATTTATGTGAAGAAGAAGTCTGACTTGAAAGAGTTCTTGGATAAGGCTATTAAATTTGATGGTTATATCTTGAAAGACAATTACAATGATAACTTAGAACTTCAAACCTACGAAAACCATGTTTTTCGTTTTGATACAAATTAAAAACCTTGGAGGGTATCCTCATGCGAAATTTTGCTTTATACAATCCTAGTAATGATTTATATGTGTCTTATGTCGCTTTTAATCGTAAGACTAAAAGCTACGATATTGAGTTCACACGCGACTTGCACTCTATTCGGTTTTGGAAGATGAAGTCAAGTGCAGAAGCACAAGCACAGAGAATTTTCGATTGGAATCGAAATGTGGCGCTTGAGGTGCGAGAACTTAGATAAGTTTTTTCTTGACAGAGAACTTCAACTTAGGTTGGGGTTCTTTTGGTTTTACAGTTTATTATTCCTTGACAATCAAGACTTATTTTGCTATACTAAATTTAAGAAAACATTGAGGTAGAAAAATATGTTAGAAACAAACAAAACGAATGCAAATAACTTTGTAGTTTCCCAAGCAGTAACAGAATTGGTTGCCAACTCTATTTTGAATGAGGGTTTGACCTTACTGAAGGTTGAAAGTGGGGGTGTTAATGATGACACGCATGTTTATTACTTCTCAAACAATATTGGACACATGTTACCCACAGATGATTACACCGATAGAGAATTTGCAGTGAAACTAGTCTTTCTAAGACGTGAAAGCATAAAAGTAGATGAACGTATGTCGGAGCGTAACCTCTTTATCTACGGTATCGACAAATTTACTATTTCTCAAGCTTATACAGACAACGATGTAGCTGCAACAGGTTTCCTAGACTATCTTTATGAGCAATTAAACCATGAAACGCTTGCTGAGTTTTACATTTATGAGGAAACTTTGTTCACATCTTTGAATGATTTGATTGAGTTTCACTTAGCGAATAAACAATAAGTATAAAACACCCCTCTAAAACCCCTCAGATTGCCTCAGACTTAATTTTAAGTCTAACTTCGATAACTTATACGGTTTAAATTTAAAATGTGGTAGAGAGCGTCTTAGGGGGTTTTATTTGGAAAGGAACAGATGCACAAGAAAATCATAGCAATTTGGGCGCAAGACACTAAGGGTATCATAGGTAAAAATAACCACCTCCCTTGGCACCTACCAAAAGACCTTAAGCATTTCAAAGAAACAACGTTAAATCAAGCTATTTTAATGGGTCGAGTTACTTTTGAGGGAATGAATCAACGGCTTCTTCCCAATAGAGAAACGTTGATTTTAACTACTCAGTTGGGCTACCAAGTAGATGGAGCAGTTGTTGTAACCAGTGTAGAAGAAGTCTTGAATTGGTACGAAAATCAAGACAAAACTCTTTACATTGTAGGTGGAAACCAAGTTTATAAGTTGTTTGAACCTTATGTTGATGAATTGTTTGTTACACAAGTTCAAGCTGAAGTAGTGGGTGATACTTATTTCCCTAGAGATTTTGACTTCTCTAGGTTTTCTTTAGTAAGTAGTGAAGATTATGAGAAAGATGAACAAAATGAGTTTGAGTTTACGATTGAACATTGTGTGAGGGTGTGATTATGAGAGTTGGTTCCTACATTGAAATAAAGTACAAGACTAAAGGTGGCGAAATTTTTTATTCAATACAAGAAGTTCTTCAATTTGGGTATAGCGAGCGTTATGGTTGTGAGGTTGTAGTAGTCGATAAAGACTCCCCTATGTACTTTGGGTATCCATCGGGTGAGTTGTTACTTTCCTTGAACTTCGAGTCGCAAATTGTAAAAGCAAAAGTCACTTCTTGGACTGATCCATACAAAGAACTTTATGGAGAATATTACTGAAAACTAGGAAACCTCTTGACTTTCAAGGGGTTTTGTGCTATAATAAAACAAAATTTGATAGGTGGTTTAGATAATAGATGACTAAGAAATATGTTGAGAATGAGATTTTGAAACACCCAAGTCGATACAATGAGAATAAGGTTGAAGCTTGGGATTTTACAACTTTCTCTTTATTACCTCACACGATTGGTACTGTAGTTGAATATGTGATTCGCTATAAACATAAAGGCGGTATCCAAGATTTGGAGAAAGCCAAACGTTGGTTGAAAAAGGCTAAACAGTCTTATAAATACCTCGCTCTCTGCGCACCTAACTTGACTGTCTCTGAATATTTGGAGTTAGTTCCAGAAGTTAACACTAAGAACTTCGCAGACTTGTCTGAGGAGCAGTTGGGTATCCTCAGAACGGCTCAAACTTTAACAATGAGTTTAGATAATGAGCGTATTTTCAAAGAGTGTATTGCTATTATTGATAAATACTTAACTTTACTGATTGATATGGAGAAAGAGGTACTTTGATGTTTTTAGCTTTTATTCAATATTTAGTTGCTCTTGTTTACTGCATGCATGGCTTTGCTCTAGCTTTCAGTTTACTTGTTCGGAGAGATGTTTTGCCTGAATTAGGTTTAAGTGTGCGTTCAGTTTCACTTTGGTTACTTACCTTTGTTCTTTACACAGCCTTACTTACTTTTATCATTTTATTTGTAAGTCAAATCGGTGTATCAAATTTAGTTTTCTTTCTTACCTTGAATGGAACTATGTTTCTATTTATGATTTTGTTGGATGGTTGGTTATTGTGTAGAAAGGTTCCTTAACATGCTTCAAGTTTTATCCAGCGGTATCGTCATTTTGTACCTAACTAATTTTTTTGTTTTAGGATTTGTATATGCAATTCCACATTTGCAAACTAAGTTTAAGGTTTCTTCAAAAGATGTGTTTAATGCTATTCTTGTTACTATTCTTTACACACTCAGTTTAGTTGCATTATTTTGTGTAGTGAAAGAGTTAGGAATATCAGAGTCTAAGTTGCTTTATACATTTGATAGCTTACTGTGGTTTTATTTAGTTTGTTTGTATGGTTATTTCATGTTGAGAGAGGAGAAGAAATGAACGTTTCAGAATTGATTGCTTATTTATCACAATTTCCACCAACAAGTTCTGTAGAAGTAAAGATTTCAGGATTTGACGATTCTGAGGATGGTCGTCTGAATTTATTTGGGATGGTAAACGGAGCCATAAAAACAGAGGTTGGGTATCCTCAACTGATTGCAGAGTTCGACACTGCAGAGCCTTATGATTGGGGTGATTAAGTTATGTTATCATGGTTTTTGTTACTGAGAGCTATCCATTTAACGATTGTCGCTTTTGTCTACTTTGTATGTTTTGCATTTGCACTTTATCCAGATACCAAAAGTTACTTTTGTTACTTTAGTAAAGTTCGATTTACTCTAAAAACTCTGTTAGCAGTATTTTACTATGTGGTGTTCTTTGAACTTCAGTCCATAACTGAACTCTCTAATTTCCATATTTGGGTATCCACATTGCTGATTTTACTTGATATAACTGAGATATGGTCTCGTAGCTACAGAACCTATGGTTTTAAAGAGTTCAGGAAGACTTTTGGTAAAGCAGCTTATTTCTTTGTTTAGAATAGAAAGTAGGTATTTCGGTTATGGTACACGGGTTAAAAATTGCCCCTAATTACTTTGAGAAAGTTGTCTCTAAAGAAAAGACTTTTGAAGTTCGCTACAATGATAGAAATTTCCAAGTTGGGGATATTTTAAAGTTGATGGAATATGTAGATGGTTCTTATACAGGTCGTTCTGTTTACGCTAAAATAACTTATATTCTTAGAGAGTTTGAAGGTCTACAACCAAATTTTGTAGTTCTCTCTATTGAGTTGATTTAGAAGGGAATTAAGTATGAATTTCAACCCAGAATTAAATAATATTTTCAACTTAGGTTTACTCATTGGTTTTGCTAGTTTGTGGGTTTTCCACGTAATCTACTTTTGCCTTCCCTTCTTTGTTCCTCCTTTTCGTAGTAGCATTAAATTAAAAGATAGTGATTTGAATGCGATTTCAAATTTCACAATGGAAGTAGGGGTTGGATTGGTTATCGGGTTAGGTGTGATTTCGTCTTTATCTTCTAAATGGTCTGACGCAATAGGTTATATTTACGCACTCCTTTCTACTTTAGCTTTCTGCGTGATTTGGCGCTATGTTAAGTCTCATGAAAATTAAGTTTCTAAGGGGTATCTAATGATTGTTTTAGGTTTATTTTGGGTTTCTTGGGTTTTCTTTTTGTTTATTTTAAAGAAAACACCCGAATTACAACATTATTTAAGGTTTAGTGATATTCAAGCAACTAAGTCTTTAACTTTAAGTTTACTTTTTGTTGGTTTGTCTTGTTTGAGTTTAATTGTAGTTGCTGAGGTTGGTTTAACTTCTTATTTAGAGAGTATAGCTCTTAGTTTAACTGTAATAGGTTCGCTAACTTCTTTAAGTTTATCATTGAAAGGTTGAGACATGGCTAAAAAGAAATCAAAATTCTATGCAGTCCGCAACACCAATCAAATCTTTGAAAATTGGTCGGATTGCGAAAAGGTTGTAAAAGGCACAAAAGGTGTTGAATTTAAGAGTTTTCCAACCAAAGAGCAAGCAGATGCTTATCTGAGAGGTGAAGAACCTGTCTTGTCCACAAAGAAAACTTCTGAAGTTGTTCCTTATGTTTCAGATTGTGGCATTAAAGGGACTATTCGTATGGCAGAAGACTCTGACCCCCTTCTTTGGGGTATAGAAGGTTTTCTCTATTCGATTGACGGTTCTTTCAATACACAAACTCAAACCTATGGTGGAGCTTTTGCGTGTTACGAAAACGGTGTTTTGTTGGACGCTCAAGCTATAGCAAATAACAAACCGAATTTTGCCACTTCAAGAAATGTAGCGGGTGAGGTTTGTGGTTTTGGGTTAGCGTTGAGTGATGCTATGGAGCGTAATTTGACCAAAATTACCGTTGTTTGCGATTATGAGGGTATCTTCCGTTGGACTGCGCCTAAGTCTGTAAAGGTCAATGAACAAGCTTGTTGGGGAATATCTTTGAAGAAACCAGTTGGAAAATATCACGCTTATTTACTGCAAAAAGCAAAAGACAACGGTATTGAAGAAATTGACTTTATTTGGGTTCGTGGACATAGAGGACTCAAAATCAACCATACTGTAGATAAATTGGCTAAGAAAGTTGTCGGATTAAAGTAAAAGAAAGGTAATTTATGGTTTCCTTGTTCCAAGATTATTTAGGTCACAATTTGTTGGACATTGTAGCTCGTTCAACTGTCTTTGAAGATTATGTTCTAACAAAGCAAGAAGTCCAACAGATTGTGAATACACATTTTGAACCTTTTCCATTTGGGTACAAGACGAGGAAAGAACTTCTAAATCTTTATGAAGCTTGGATTTTTGTTCACTTATTCAATTCTTCTGATGTGAATTTGGCTACTTTTGAGGACTTGCATGAAATTATTTCAGATGGAGTGACTGACAAACCTCAACTAGAAGGTCATTTTCGTTCAGAAGATACACAAGTAGTAATAAGTGATTCAATCTACCAACCACCTTCGGTATCTCGAAAAGAAGCGCATGCTGAATTTAATCGAACCTTCAATTTGCTAAAAGATACTCTGAATTCTGAGTATATTGACCACTATGTAAAAGTAGAACAAATTTTGATGTTTTACGTTTACCTCATGCGCAGACAATTTTTCCATGATTGCAATAAAAGAACTTCAACTTTGTTTGTGAACTTGTTATTTAATTTTTATGACTTAAATTGTTTCCTTTGGTTTCCGACTATGGATGAATTAGACAAAGTTCTAGGTAGATTGAAGTTATGTTATGAAATCGGAGATTTCGGCACGGATAGTGCTTTTGTCGATTACATCAGCTCACAATTTCTTGTAGACTTAAGTGCTTAAACCCTTGACTTTCAAGGGTTTTTGTGATATACTGAAGTAAATTTTATATGAGAATTGGAGTAAAAATGGACATAAATTATTGCAAATATCTAACAACTTTGCCTTTGATGATTCGTCCTCTAAGTGGATATGGCTCATGGAGGGGTATCTACGCTGAGCCTGCCTTGTATTTTGATACGGATTCTGACTATGTACCGATTTCAACTTTAGCAGATGCACTTGATGATTTAAGTTCTGGAAGAGTTTTTGAAGGGTACAAAGGTGGGAAATATTGGTACAATGACAGTTCATCTTTACATTTTGAGAGTGGTTATGGTTATTGTTCTGATAATCCTCTTTCAATCTATCTGTCACCGGATTCCGTTTCTTATTTAGGTGGTATAGGATAAATTATGAGTTCTATTGATTTACAACAAGGTGACTGCTTAGAATTGATGAAAGACATTCCAAGTAAAAGTATTGACTTGATATTGTGTGATCTACCTTATGGAACGACAAGAAATAAGTGGGACAGTATTATAGATTTAGATAGGTTGTGGGTTGATTATGCCCGTATCATAAAGGATAATGGTGCCATTCTCTTATTCGCTCAAACTCCATTTGATAAGGTTTTAGGTGTATCCAATCTCAAACATTTGAGATATGAAATCATTTGGCAAAAGACCGCTCCAACAGGTTTTCTAAATGCTAAAAAGATGCCTATGAAGGCTCATGAAAACATTTTGGTTTTCTATAAGAAACTCCCAATTTACAATCCTCAAATGACACAGGGTCATCCTCGTAAGGTGTCGAGTAAGTCTAGTAGGAAAAAGTCTGTAGAGAGACACCAAGGGAAATCAGAAGTTTTAGCTTCCAATTACAACTCTTACGGAGAAAGTCAAGTCGATTACGACTCGACAGAGCGGTATCCTCTTAGCGTTCAAGTTTTCGCAAAAGACCAACAGAAAGAAAACTATCACCCTACTCAAAAACCAGTAGCTTTGTTGGAGTGGTTAATTCGAACTTATACCAACGAAGGAGATTTGGTTTTGGATAACTGTATGGGAAGTGGCTCGACTGGAGTTGCTTGTGTGAATACTAATAGAGATTTTATCGGTATCGAGTTGACTGAGCAATATTTTGAGATTGCTAAAGAGCGGATTGAGAAAGCAAAACAGAAAGTAGATGAGGTAAAACATGGCTAGGTTGGTTTTGAAAAATCCTTATTTTGAGGAAGAAATTAAGGTAAAAGAAAGTTGCAAGCGTATCTCTGAGTTGTTTGGGTACATGGAACATGGAAACATTGAGTTCTTGACTTTACAACAAATAGAGCCAACCGAAGCTATTATTACAATAAACCCAAAGAACTTTGCGAAGATTGAATTTTATGATGAGGAAGAAGAATGATACGAAAATACAGAGGTTTATCCATTGATGACAACAATGAAGTTGTAGGTAACTGGAAATATGGGTATTTGATTGCAGATAATAATGAGTCCTTTATTATCAACCAAGTTATCGAGTCTAATGAGCAGTATATTACTATCGGTTCTTGGTGTCCAGTAAATTCAGAAACCATAGGTCAATCGACAGGTTTGTTTGACAAAAACAATAAAGAAGTTTTTGATGGTGACATTCTAGCAGTTGAAACAGATGAAGAAATAGTTTATGTAAAAGTTTACTGGAATGAACAAACTGCCATGTTTATGTTTAAGTCTAAGAAGTACGATGACAATGTACCCTTAGCTGAGTTAACAGAAGAGATTGCGTATCCCTTCTTAGTAGTTGGTAATATTTACCAAAACTCAGACCTTTTGGAGAAGTAAAAAAAAATGAACAAAAGACAGAAAAAGAAAGTAGGACTCATTCTTCCCAAGAAGATTAAGGATTTAGTGCGTACCTACTCTGAGTTACACCAAAATCAAGACGAATTAGGGGGTACTTATGATTACGAGTATTCCTTTGATGAACGTGGTTTCGGCAATGGTTTAGCTCCATATTCTATTCTAACGGATAAAACTAACTCCTTGATTTACAAAGATTGTGCTACTTTATATGAGTATGTAAACACTATTTTAGGTACTTGGTACGGACAATACGAGTGTGGTTCCGTAGAGAACTGTAGGAATTATCGTATCCTTTCTCGCATAGAAGATGGAATAACCCCTGAGTATGTAGATTTTGCTTCTTCTAAGGTTCCATATTATGTTTATCAAACAGGGTACTATGATGATTACAACGGAACTATCTATCTTCCATTGCGAAACGGTAAGTTTTTGGCTTATGATTATACTTGTTGAGGTGATTTATTTGTGGTATATGTGATAACTTTAGAAAAACTAACAGACTTCAGATTGAATTTGTGGTCACATGATGTATTGGGTGTGGTATCGTCAGAACAGTCCGTTCCTCTTGTTTTGTTGGATTTGACACTTCAACAGTTTCCACAAGTAGGAGAGTTTATCCACCCAGAGGAATTACTCTCTCGTTTGATAAATGCATTTGCAAATAGAAAAGATAGAGACTGTTTCAAATACACTGTTGAAAATGACGGTAAATTTGAGGGTAATTTCTATGTAAATGCAGTTCAAACTCTTGGATAAATAAAAGAAAGTGAGGTTTTACCTCACTTTTTATTTGACAAAATAATCTAATTTTGATATAATAAAGAAAATAAACTAGAAATGGACGGTTTACATTTATGTCAAAAATTGAGAAAATTACTTCTTATCGCGTTGACGGTAAGGTTTTTGAAACAGAAGAACAAGCAGAGCGTTACTTGGTCGAAAAGAAAGTTGAGTCTGTACGAAATGACTTAACTTACAAAAACACTGAGTTTCATAACACTTCTTATTTTGAACATTATGTTTATGCAGGTGCAGAGCATGAATTTCGCAAATGCGTTGGTATCTTTACTACTTTGGAGGAAGCTTTAGATAATATGCCTCTTCATAGAAACAATATGGGTTCAGATGGTTCAGGTTATATTCAGTTTGTTACAATTAAGGAAAATGAAGGTGCGCATGGTCTTGTTGAGATTGAGCGTAAAACTGTTATAGACGTGCGTTAAAGAAAGGGGTGTGTTTATGGTAACAAAGAAAAACCCAAAATACACAAAGAAAGACTTCCAAGTAGGTCAAACTGTTTATATTGAGCAAAGCGCTGCATCTTCAGCTTACATGGTAGATACTGTAGGAAAAGTAAAAGAGGAAGTAGTTGAAAAAGTAGGAACCACTTATGTAACAACAAGCTCCCAAAGTCGGTATCGTTATGAGGATGGTTTGATTGCTGATGCTTATAGTAAAGACTATTGCTTGCATTTAACACGTGAACAAGCTGAAATAAGTGCTTTAACAAGAAAACTAAAGAGAACTATTCTAATTAAAACAAAACTTAGTTTGCTTGAAACTATGACTTTAGATGAACTACAAACGATAAGTTCGATTTTAACTAGTGCAGAAAAGCGTTTGAATGGAGATAAGAATGAACAAACGAATTAAACGGAAACACATAGCAAAAGAAAACAAAAACATGATGGACAGTACCTTGAAGTATTTAAAGACTTTAGGTTTAACTCCATTTAATGTGGAGTATCCTAAAGGATATTTTGTATTCGAAAATAAGCACTCTTATGAGATGATGCACTTCCAACTCAAAGAAAACCCAGAGTTTTTGTTTGGGGTTTGGTACAAAAAAGTTAATTTGTATGCTAACCCTAATGATGAAACTATACTTGGAGTTGTTAAATTACCTGTTATCTTTGGCGAGCGCCTTTGTATTTTAGATAAGTTTAAACCTTCACGAGCAGAGTGGTCTCCTTTGTACAATAATTACATTGAGAAAGGTCAGCGTTTTGAATTAACTGACTACTATGCAACTTTGCGTTCTCTAAAAGATTTTGTAAAAACACCTTGGAACTATATTCCTTATGAAACGGAAGAAGAATACAAGAAACTCTTAGAAGATAAACAGTTGGAAGAGAAGTGTACTGAGGAGGTCCTACAAGTCTTATACACTAAGGTAGAGGAAAAGATGAAAGAACTTCAAATCCCTTGCGGTATCCTCGCCAAAGACAATTATTGGTCTCATAAGAATTGGTATGTCTTTTTTGAAGTGGGAACTGATAAAGAAGTTATTGAGGAAAAACTCAATGGTTTATATGAATATGTAAATTTTGATATGGATAAAAATGTATTAAAGATTGCAGAGTCGCTGAACTGTCTTGATTATATCTCTATTTACGGTAAATCGTTTGATTGGCACTTAGACTACCATTGGTTAGCAAGCAAAGAAGAACTTGAAAACTTTGAGTCAATGTCCTTCATGGAATTAAACAAACACTTTAATGACTTGAATTTGAGAGGTTCGAACTTTGTTCGATTGTTTGGAGAGTAAAAATGGAAAAACGTTATGATAGTGAAGTCTTTCAAATTTTGCACTATTTTAATAATTACCTAGACACTAAATCTAGGGTAGAACTACGAAAAGCAGAGGTTTGGGTATCTTTGTTGCAAAAGTCAGTTGATGATTTAGAGATTTTCTCGGAGTTTTATGTACCTGACTTTTATCGCTCTATTTTGTGGAGATTTTTAAAAGAACCCTCTATTGAACTGACTGGAACCCAAGTATCTTTGATTGAGCGAATTCATGCAAAACGTAGAGTTTCTACTTATGATGACTATGTTTTGTTAGCAAATTTGTTGTCTGACCTTTATATACAGTTATCAAATAGTTAAAAGTTAGAGGACTACAAGTCCTCTTTTCATTTGACAAAATAATTTAATTTTGATATAATATAGAAAAATAGAAAAGAAGGTTGCGATATGGTAGATTACACAGTAAAACGTTACTCGAAGGAATTAAATTGGGCGATATACAATGTATTAGTAACGATAGATAATTTTGATAGAAACTATCCTTATTACGATATTTCTAGGATGATTTCATCCTTAACGGAACTTGAAACGTTAGTTAATTCAATTGTTGTTTTCCCCGGTTTAGAGATTGAGTGGTCTGATTACCATGAAAACCTAGAAAAACTTATTTTATTTGATTCTAGGGTATCTTTAGAAAAACGTTTAAAGAGTTGGTATATTTTCAAGTATAAAGGTCAACGTACTTTAAAGTTTAAGAGAGATTTGGTAAATTATTTAGAAATTTTACGCTCTGTTGTAAATAGTTTTGTAGAGTGGAGTAATGGGGGATATAAGTGGTGAACACATTAGCAATAAAACAATCAGATATTCAAGAGCTTTTACACTATGCTCAACAAAATAAGGTAGATTTTTACATTGCAGGTTTTAAGAAGAACCCTTTAATAGCCTTTTTGGAGAAGTACGCAAATAACTTTACTTACAAGGTTTATAAAATTGGTGGTTTAGATTGCACTAAGAAATCAGATTTTAAATCTACTTTTCACAAAAGTTTCTGTACATTTGAAGAGTTTCAAGCAGAGCGTCAACGTTCTAGTTTTGCTAACTGCGGTTTAACCGAGATTATAGATTTTGAAGATTACTCTTACTTAACAAGAGATGAAGTGGGCACTTTTCTTATTGAGTTCTGTGACCTCGGTATCCAAAACTCCAACGAGTTTGCTGAGGTTTCAGTTGCAGATTTAGAAAGTCTAGTCAGTTTTGCTGAGAGTATTGGTACTTCTAATTACATAAAACATGAAGATGGTAGTTTCGTTTTAAATGTTTTGTATGCTTTTGTTTTGGCTTATACACCAAGGGAGTTGCATTTTTGTACAGTAACTTCTACTGATAAGTCAACAGGGTTTGCTACTAAAACTTTTTCTCTTATGTCTTTAGCTAAGTTTAAAGAACTTTGGTACAAGCTAGACCGAAAATATGAATGTGATTGTGATTGGGATTGCAACTGTGATTGTGAAGGTTACAAAGAGGGTTATGATTTGTTTCCTATTCGCAAAGTTAGAAAGTTAAAAGAAGGTCACACGTTTGAGTTTGAAACACCTACAACTTCAGATAAGTATACTCATCGGGTATCCTCACCCTCTGATTTGTCTTAACTCGCTCGTAAACCGTCCTAATTTGCTCCAGTTTCGTCTCAAATATCAAAGAGGTATAATTGCACCTCAAAGATTTAAAACTCGATACAGAGCAAATTAGAGGGTTTAAATTTGATTTGATTATTTTGGAGATTCTATGTTTTCACATTCATTTATTTCTATTGATGAGGTAGTAGAAGAGTCTAATTTATTTAGAATTTTAAAGAATTTTGGAGCTGATTTAGTTGATAGTTCTGCTAAATCTTTCTCTTTTGACACCTCTGGTTTTAGCACCTATGTAACCTCAAACAAGTACATCATTCGGTATCTAGGAGAAGAATTTGCCTTATCTTACTCTACTGTGGAAGAAAATGTAACTGAGAGTGGAGGTTTAAGTTTGTCTAAAACCTATATTTGTGTATTGACTACTGAGACTTCACTCGACTTATTACAGAAACTAACTCAATATTTTGAGGTTTCTATTGAGATAGGTAACTCTCAAAACCGAAACCTCTCGAATCGGTTTATTCGTAACTTATTGTAGTTCTGAGTTTTATATTTAAAACAAGCCTTGCGCTTGTTTTCTGTTTATGATAAACTAAACTTGTTGAAACGGAGGTTTTAATAAATTGGAAAAACTTGGTTTGATTGATAAAATGCGCCTAATTCTAAAGCATGAGGTTTTGTACTTTTCGTTGGACAAACCAAGGCAAAAAGAAACGCTTGATGCTTTAAATTGGCTTGAGTCTGAGGAAAATTGTCAATTAGTTTTAAGTGGCTCTATTCATTTACCAAAGAGGGTTTGGTCTACTCGTACCTTTGCACAAGAATTAGGAGAAGAAGATGTTTTTACCTTATCAAACGTTGTCTTACACTAAGATTTTAGAGAAGTTAAATCAACTAAATTTAGAACTAGAACGTCAAGATAAATTTGCTAAAATTTTTGTCACAGGTGGCTCTGCGGTATCTTTACTTTCAGGTGGATATAGAGAAACTAGAGATATTGATTATATTGGTTCTTTACCTTTGACGGTTGAACAACTACAAACTTTTCAACTCTCTAATGATGTCGAAAAGATTTTCGTAGTTCCAGATATTTCTGAGGTTTCCTTTGATAAAGAGTTAAACTATTCAAACTTAACTGTTCTTGTCTTATCCTGGGAGGACTTAGCAATCATGAAGTTCTACTCCACAAGAGAAAAGGATTTACAAGATTTAAGTAACTTTATCCTACCGAATATTTATGACTTTTCTAGGTTGAAGACTCGTCTTGATTACTATAAAGCAAACTATATTTTCGATATAGACAATCCCGATTTGAATTTAAACCAATACATCACTATTCTTGGTGAGTTGAAACAATCGCATCATATCTTGGTTGTAGACTCAACTAAGACCTTAGAACAAGTCCTCAAAGCAAATCGTCTATACAGTAAGTTTTGTAGATTTGCTGAAACTTATGTTATTCCACTTAACCTTGAAGTTTGGCTCTCCACTTCGGTATCTTTCTGTATGTCTGACTACGGTTTTGCTGAGTTCTTCCAAGCAGCAACCTCTTATCAAATTCGTATTTAACTCAACCAAGAAAGTCATTTTTCCTTGACTTTCTTTTTATTTTTTGCTAAAATGAGGTTATAAAATTTTTCATAGAGGAAATATTACTTCATGTTAAAACAGAACAAGAAAAACCCTAGTATTTTAGGTCGAAACTGGCGCAAAGAATTGGATCAACAGTTCGCAAATTTACCTCGAAATGTAGAGCAAGAGAAAATAGAAATAGGTTGTTTAAGTGCTTGCTTTAAACATTTCGCTGATTTTGAAGTTAAGGTAGTGTTGTCCGCATTTGGGTATCATTTGACTTTTGATGGTTATCGTTTTATACCAGAAGCTGAGGTTTCACTATTGCATACAGATAAAGATTTTTATTTGGAAATACAAACTTTTTTTAAAACTTTTGAATTTACTAATTCTGAGAGAGATGAGTTGTGGTTACTAAGAAGAGCTGAAACTGCTTACTTTATGAAAGCGAAGTTAGTTGAAAACTATTTACTTTCCTTAGTTGTAATGATTCGAACTGCTAAATATAGAAGTGAGGTAGTTAACTAATGGCAAATAAACTAAGAGAAATGGGTTCCTTGTCTGCAGGAAAACGTGAAGAAAACATTTATAAGGTTTTTGCTTACTTGCACACAAGAGAGCAATTCCACCCAGTAGCTTTAAAGAGTAAGGTTTTAGTTTCAGATAGAACAATCTTATCTTATTTGAACCAAATTCAAGAGGCGCAACTTTTAAACGAGTCGTATCGAAAACGATTATTAGAATTGAAAGCAACTGAACAGTTCCGACAAGGTTCCAAAACGGATAAAGAGTTGTCTATTTTGGACCAGTTAGAAAATAAGTGGTTAGCTTTAGCAAGTTCTGTTGAGGGTATCTCAGAAGAGCGTAAGCGACAGTTAGAACAGTTTGTGTTTACACGTGAAACTGAATTAGAAACTTTGTGGCAGCGACTAGAATTTTCGATTTTATTCTTTGAGCTGATGAAAGGGTAAGTTAAATATGGAAGATAAATCAATTGAAACTATTCCTTTTGAAGATTCAGTCGTAATTGAAGAGCCAACGTATAGTTTAAGTTCTTTTTATTCTTTGTGTGAACGTGGGTCAATTACAGGGGTTTATATGGGTATTTGCCTTTTCTTGTGTATTTTACCTATTATATTACCTTATGTTCTCTACGGTTCTTATTTCAATTTATATTTAATCGGTTTAGGTCTACTTGCAATAGACACATTTTATTTAGCTAACAGTCGAAAATCTTCAGACAGTCATGTTAAATTTCAAACTTTTGTGACTTTAGTGGTGATGATTACATTAGTTGGTTGTGGGTTGAGAGCTTTTAATTTTGATAAGCACGTTCAAGTAGATTACTATAATAGAAGTGCTGAGTATCCTACTGATATTATGAAAAAAGACATAGAAGACCCTTTTATTGGAGATATGAAATCTTTCACTATTTCAGTAAAACCTACAAGTTTTAAATTTAAAGGTCCAGACTTTGGTGGTTTAGCGGGTGAACTTCGCAGTGGTTCTAACGAGTACCTTAAAGGTTCACTTGAAGACTTTAAACCCTTTACGGTATATTATGGTTCAGATGCTCAAGGTAAAGTAGGTGATATTAAAGGTAAACGCACAGTTTACGGTTGGTTTAGTTCAACTTCAACTGATTTTGTAATTGAGTTAGAGAGGTAAATAATATGAGTAAACAACTTATTGTTTCCTTTGATGTTTCGTCTATTTTGATAACGAGTGAGTCTTTAGCTAATTCTTTCTTACACGCATTTGATAAAGAACTTGAAATACCTCTTCCTAAACTAGAGAGTTTTAGAAGTGCTGAGATTGAAAAGACTTTAAATTGGTTAGAATTTCACTACTTGAATGACTTATTTTTAACTAAAGATGAGCTTTACTTCTTACGTTATGTGCATTTTAATTTATATAATCTTTATCAAAGTGGTGCACTAACTGAGGTTCATTTCCGAGTTTTACAGAATGATTTTACGAATGAGATTACAGTTAGAAAGTGAGAAAACATTGACACAAGAAACAGAACACTACAAGGCGATAAATTGGAATGCCATAGAAGACGTAGTCGATAAGGCGACTTGGGAGAAGTTGACAGAGCAATTCTGGTTAGACACTCGTATTCCTTTGTCTAATGATTTAGATGATTGGCGCAAGTTGTCTGAGAAGGAAAGAGATTTAGTAGGGAAAGTCTTTGGTGGGTTGACTTTGCTAGATACTTTACAGTCGGTTGATGGGGTATCCGCCATAAAACCAGATGTTCGCACTCAACATGAGGAAGCAGTTTTGAACAATATCGAGTTTATGGAGTGCTATACGAAAGACCATAAACTTCTAACGATTGATAGAGGTTGGGTTCCGATTGCGGATATTGTTGTAGGTGATATTGTTTTAGCTTACGACCCTAAAACAGAGACTACACGATTTGAAAAGGTTTTAGAAACTTCTAAACATAAAGCGCCTTATATTGAACGTATTTACAATTCTGGTATTGATTTAAGGGTATCTCCCGGACACCGCATGCTTTTTGAAGAGACTTCTTTAAAATCCGGTTCTCCATTAGATGCATGGAAGTCTTATAAATACGGAGTTGTAACAGCTGAGGATTTTGTGAAACTTCCTAAAACTGCTTATCGACGTGTGCCTTTAGTGAGACCTTTTGTTACACAAACTTCAGTTTCCCTTTTAACTCCTTTTGAGAAGTTATTGATTGCTTTCCAAGCAGATGGGTCTATTACCGAGAGGGAAATTAAACGGATTCAACAATATCGAGATAATGACCCTCGTTTAAAAACTGAAACATTTACTCTTCGATTCAGTTTTTCTAAAGAACAAAAAATAGCAACCTTGTTGAGTTTATGTAATGATTTAGGTGTATCTTGCACAGAGCTTAAAGGTAGATTAGGTTTAGATAAACGTAAACCTCAAAGACAATTTAATGTCTTCATACCGTTTACAATGTTAGGTTCTTTGAACTTAAAACCTAAATTGTTCAATAATTGGTTTTCTTTTTCTGATTTCAGTGCAGAGAAAGCGCAACAATTTATTGATGAACTTTCTCTCTGGGATTCTCATGTTCACTATAACAAAGATGGTTCTAAAGGTTATATAACTTATTATACAAAAGAACAAACAAATGCAGAGTTTATAAAGGTTTTATGTACTTTCGCAGGTTATGTTTATAGTTCAGGTGTTAGGGAAGATAAACGTTCAGAGACTTTTAGTGATAGTTACTTTGTTCGTATTTTATCTTCTGAAAGTAAACGTGATGTTAAACTCCAAAGTCTATCATTTGAGAGATTGGAAGGGGAAGAGGTATATGGAGTTGAAGTACCCTCTCAATTTTTAGTTGTGTCTGCAGGTCACAGAACTATTATTTCAGGTAACTGCGTTCATGCCAAATCTTACTCTTCAATCTTCTCCACTTTGAACACTAAGTCAGAGATTGAAGATATTTTTGAGTGGACTGCAAAGAATCCTTATTTGCAGAAGAAAGCAGAAATTATCAAAGATGTTTATGATAATGGAACTCCACTTCAAAAGAAAGTAGCAAGTGTCTTTCTAGAGTCTTTCCTTTTCTACTCTGGTTTCTTTACTCCTTTGTGGTACTTAGGAAATAATAAACTCCCTAATGTAGCTGAGATTATTAAACTCATCATTCGAGATGAATGTATGACAAAAGACCAAGAGGTGCTAACACCTAAAGGTTGGGTATCCGTAACTGACATTCGTCCTCAAGACTTAGTATTGCAGTTCGATAAAGAGACTCGCAGAACTAATTTTGCACCTGTTTCTACGATTTCTACAGACTTCGCACCTAAAATTTATCAGTTCAAATCTAAACTTGGTTATGTTGATTTAAAATGTACACCTAATCACAGACTTATACGTAAAGCTTTGACTAGCGATAAATTGATTACTCGTCCAGCGGATTTAACTTTAGGTAGCAGTTCTTACTGGTTACACCCTACTGAAATTTTACCCTCAAACTCTAAGGTTGAGCCTTTAACTAAGTGGGAAGAGTTTTATATTTGTCTATCTAAGTTTGGAACCGTAGTAGAGAGTGCTTTAAGTAAACATTTAGTATTGAGCAGTAGTAAATCAGAGGTTATTGCGAAGATGAAAGATTTGTTGGAGTCTTTGAATGTAACTTACAAGGAATATTCTTATCCTGAAGGGAATGGCACTGTACTGCGTATTTCTAAGTTCAATCAGTTCGGTATCGAAGAAAGCAAACTGAAGTCTTTACCTAAACGTCCTTTGAATGAAGTAGACTTTAAATGGTGCTTACAATATTTGGAAACACTGTTTGATTGGGTAGGTGCTAAATGTAGTGATAACTCTTATAGATATTGCTCTATAAATAAAGAGAGTATAGATTATGTGCAAGCCTTGTGTAGTTTAATTAGTTATAAAACTCGTATTAGGGAGTTTGAAGATCGTTCACCATTTAGTGCAGAGGGTCTTGTTAATTATTCTTTAACTATTTTACCTAATGGTTCCACTAGTTATGGTGCTGCGGTGACACGAACTGAGCTTGAAGGTGAGCAGATTTACGGTATCCAAGTTCCGTCAGGATATTTGGTAACTCGTAGTCAAAGTGGCTCTGTAGTTATAACTGGAAATAGTGTTCACGGTACTTATATTGGCTATAAGTTCCAACTCGCTTTTAATGAGCTATCTGAGGAAGAACAAGAAGAATTAAAAGCGTGGATGTACGACTTGCTCTACACTCTGTATGAAAATGAGGAGAGGTACACAGAAGAGTTGTATGATGAGA